AGTCGCCCGCTTCAACCGGCCCTTCTGGCCCGACCACCGGTAACCGCTGCCAGGTCGTCCCGTCCAGGCTGTACTCCGTGCCGCGTGAGCCGGCCGCTTTCAGGAACGAGTTCGCAGGTGCAGGCAGCGGGAACGTTACGCTGCCACCAGACTGCACCTTACGCGCGCCTGGCAGGATGGTGAACGGGGTAGCTGGACTGATCGCCACGTTGTCCCAGTGCCACGTGGCGGCCCTGCACGAGCCCTGCCAGCCCACTGTGGACGCACCCGCATCGCCGACACCCGGCCCGCATGGCTTGAGCGGGTTATAGGCCCGCTGGTTCAACTGCACGATGCCCTCGTCGAACCGTAGCGGTCCTGCGGGAATGTCCGTATCGATCCAGTAGAAGTATGGATGAAACGGCGCACCCATGTCCGACGCTGGACGGAACCCCATGCGCAAGTGGGTCTTGCTCAACTCGATGATGAAGTGGTCCCTGCGCGCAGCCGACGTGTGCAGGCCGTAGGTGGCCTGAATGTCCTGCCATTGGTGGAACCCGTCGAAACGCATCCCGCAGTAGTAGATGCTCGTGGACTTGGCGTAACTTAATGGCCCGCATGCGCTCGAGAACGCGGGGATGAAGGTGTGCGCCGCGAACACATTGCCGCCACCTTGCAACTCGACCTGAATGCCATCTTTCGGCGTATGAAAGTCGACCATGTTCAAGGCCATCGGCGGCTCGAGGTCGGTTCGCTCGGGCGCGAACGGCAGGATCATGATGTCGACCCAGTCGCGCGAGCTGGTGCGTTCGGTCGACATATCCCACTCGAGCGTGGCCGTGCCATTACGAAAATCCATGAGCGCAGGCGGGGTCAAGTAGACGGCACCGTAGCCCGCGTTCATGCTGGTCATGATGTGGTTCGAGCAGTCGAACGTCGTCTCACTAGCCAGCGTGATGAAATGGTTATGCACTGAGTTCGGTGTGCCGCCAGGCCAGAGGTCATCGGGCGGCTCGCAGTTCGGGCCGTGGTTTGCCCACATGGGCTCGATCGTGTCGTTATCATGCGCGACGATCGACACGTCCCAACCTGGCGGGACGTAGTGCACGGGCGCGCCAGCTTCTTGATCGAACGTTTCAAGAAAGGTAGTGGGCGGCGGCGTCTGAGCCGCCACGGGCAGCAGCACGACCGCGATCGCGGCCACGGCTACCATGCCTATAAGAAGGAAGCGCATGCGGGGTGCGCCCTCCTTTCAGGATGACGAAGTACAATTGCGGAAACAAAATGCCCCCGCACCGCTTACGACGGCCGGGGGCTGGCACCGAAGGGAGAACCAACGATGCAATCTCAGGCTACCCGAGCGGCTCGTTTCTGGGCGAAGGTGGCACGCGGCAACGATTGCTGGCTATGGCAGGGCGGCCGTAACGCGCGTGGCTACGGGATGGCCGCAAACGGCAAGAAAAGTGGATTCATACTTGCCCATAGGTTCAGTTATGAGTTGGCCTATGGATCTATCCCACCAGGGCTGCACGTCTGCCACCATTGCGACAATCCTCCTTGTGTTCGACCAGACCATCTCTTTGTCGGCACCGATGCTGACAACATCGCGGATATGCTGCGTAAGGGCCGTTACGGTCCTCCTCGCCCCGTATTACGCGGCGATGCCAGTTGGTCGCGAAACCATCTCAATCGGTTGGCACGCGGTGAATCACATGGCCTTGCCCGTATCACAGCGACTCAAGTGCTTGAGATGAGACGACTACGGGCTGAGGGCAAGTCACTTAGCGAACTCATGACCGCGTTCTCGATGAGCAAGTCTCAGACGTTTCGCATCATCACTCGCCAGGCTTGGGCGCACATTCCTTAGGGCAGCAAGCTCGCCGCCGCATAAATTGCCAGGCCAATCGGCACCAGAAGCACTGGCCAGCCGGCACCAACGCCGAACGCTGCCAGAACAAACACGATTACGGCGACGAGAACCAGAGCGCGGGACACGGTGAATACGGGCATGAGTCCTCTCCTTCAATGGTGGTGTGTACACAGTCACGCTGCCGCTTTCCACATCTGCTCACGCGAAGTGCCAAGCAGGCCCATACCAGGCACCATTTGGTTGGTTGAGCAGAACCAGAAGGCTGCCTCAGATTGGCTACGCAGCATGCGCAGAAACGGCACGATTTGATCGGGTTCCCGGAACCATTCCGAAACCCAGACCGCCAGGTCGGGCCTGACCTTGCGGTACGCCGTGAGCAGCGTCTGCGCGGCCGTTGCAGACTTGTTGTAAGGATGCACGGCTACCGCGGCGCAGCCCTGTAGGTGTGGGCCAACCTGCTGCCACCACGTGACATCGCCCGACGCCATCCCAGCCGCGATCATTGGTAGGTCGGGATACGTCTCGCGATAGATGCGCCAATCCTCGATGTACTCGGCTGGCGTCTTGGTCCAGCTCGACGCGCCGGTATTGTCAGGTTCATTGCCGATCTGGTGCATGTCGGCATCGGGCAGGATGTAGCCCGCCGACTCGCGCGCTACCACGCTCAGCACGTTGATCCCCGCGGCTCGACATCCAGTCACGTACTCGTGGATGGCGGGATCGTCGCGGCTTACCAGCCTGATCCACGTGGCGCCTAATCTCCGCAAACTGGTCGGGCTTGGTCTGCCACCGGGGTTAACAGGGTCAACATTGATTCCCTGAATCAAGGTCGAGGGCCGACTTCCTGAGTGCGAACACGTTCCATCTCTTTGACGATGTCGCGGACTACGGTCTTCCGGATGCCACTTGGCCGTTTGGCTTCAGCGAGCAACTTGTCGCCCAGGTCGTCAGCCACATAGGCCAGCCCGTTGATCACACCGTCACAGTCAGGCATAGGCACCTCCCCATTGACAATCTCCGACTCGAGCATCACGTTCTGGTCGACGGGCGTTGATGTGTATTGGTGGGCCACCACGTTGCCACCGATGAGCGAACCTGGCACGATGCCGTAGTGGGCCAGCCACTGCTTGCGGTCAGGCCAGTAGTTGACCCCACCGAAGAGCAGATCAATGAAGTACCGCGACCAGTAGATGCCTGCCAGCGGGAGCCCGTGGTTGATAGCCCACGCGTCCAGCACCGCGAGCGCCCGATTGACGTCATCAACTCGCTGTGCAATCGGAACTTGCCAGCCCGTGCTCTGGTTATCCTCGACGTCTAACCACGGCCGCATGTCGAGGTCGACATCGTCAGGAACGGTCGCCAGCCTGATCCGTTGATCATCTTCCACGGACTGGTCGCCCATGCGCCACGATGGGTCATGCCAGAGCCAGGTATAGATCCCGCAGTACTTCCCGTCCTCGTGGGCGGTTCTAAGTTGTGGCCCGGTGTAGCCAGTGGGCGCGGGTCGCGGGATCGCCTGAGCAATGATGAACTCGGCCTGCTGATATTCGGCCGTGTCGCGATACTGTGCGGGCATTCCGTTGAAATTTGAAATGTCCAGACCGTAAAGCGTCACTTGGTGAACTCCTCGCGCCGTAGCCGCGTCACATCACGACGCATCCAAACCAACCCGTTGAGCGCTCGTTGATCGGATACCAGCATTTCGTGTGCGCCACATATGCTGGTCCGCGCGCCCGTCAGAGCGTAAGTACAAGCACAATTGCGGGCGACTGCATTGACGATCAGCAGGGTTTCGTCCTGATCGCCGGGGAAAACTGTCTGCGGGGCGACCATCAGTCGCCATCTTTCTATGGCTCGCAAACTGTCGAGCCAGTACCCGTCCCAACCGGGGCCAACCGGGGAACTCGCGTTACCGTGCCAAGGGGTTTAGTGTCTGCGAAACCTCCTAAAAGTGGAATTACCGGGTAAGTGCCAGGATGATCCCGCCGACGCCAAGCGCCATACCGATCACGGCAACTGCGATTGCCCAGGACGTGGCGATGCCCGTTCCCTTGCCTTCGCTGCGGTTGAACCGGTCGACCAATGAATCCAACTTCTCGGCCATCGCCGACAGCCGCGCCTCACTTTCTGTACGCGGCATCAACCGCGCCGTCTGATCCGCTAGCGCAGCACGAAACTCATTGACGCTATCGAACCGCTTCTCAGATGCCACTTCGGCCTTGCCCACGGCACGATCGGCCGCGATCAGGGCGTTGGACACGGCTTCCTTCTGTGCCTCGAACCGTTCCTCGAAGCGTCTCTCACCCGAGTGAAACATCTGCTCAACGGCCGTGAATCGCTGTGTATGTCGCTCGTCCAGTGCGGCTATGAGTTCGCGAACAGCCTCGATCTGGGCGGAGTAGTGAACGCGCCGTTCTTCTAACAATCGCTGAAGGTGATCGTGCAGCGTATCGACGGTCCAGCCCGAGACGCTGCTCTCTGTTTCGCCAGACATTTACAGAATCGCTAGGGCGCCCGTGTTGCGTACCACGATCTCGGGGCTGTCGGTCACTCTGACGTACACGTCGTACAACGTCCCTTCGGTCAGGGTGATTACGCCGGTCGGCCCAACGAGCGCGCGGGCGTAGTACGTGACCGGCGACGTGCTGGTATCGGTTTCCCAGCTCGCCGATTTCCAGTCGCCCGCGATCGGCGTCGCCCCGGTCAGGGGAAACGCCATCTCGAGGTTGTCCAGCGTGGGATCGATGGTCAGACCGTCTTCGACCGCGCCGATGGCGACACGTACGAACTCGGTGCTCAACGCGTCCTGAAAATGCATCCGTGCCTCCTATTCCTTGGCCGGTCCAATCGTCCACCGACTGCCGAGCGAGCCTGACGTCCACGGACTGCCGGGGGTACCTGCCGTCCAGGGGCTCGCTGGCACACTCATGTCCCAATCAGGATTGCGTCGCGCCGTGGTGAACAGCACGATCATGTTGTGTGTCTCGGGCACGGTCAGGCTCTGTGCTCGCGGGTACGCGCGCGGCGGCAGATCGCTGATGAACGTCGACTCGCCGACGACCATCGCATCCTGACCGATCAGGTGCCGTTTGGTCAGGTCGAGGAAGGTGTAATCGCGAGCCCGCAGCGGACCGCGCGGTGGGCCTTCTGTCTCCTGGCTTGTTTGGCCTGCCGGCAGTTGCTGGTAGATATGGAGCGGCAGCGTCTGGAGCCATGTGTAATCACGTGCTCGAGCTGCGGCCTTCGGCGGCAGTGCGCTAGCGTCAGAACCCTTGCCGACAGGCTTGAGCGCCGCGGCATCCAGCCCAAGGGTGAAATTGACGCCTGGCTCGTAGAGGGTTGCGACTCGTGGGGCTGCATATGGAGGCCGATGCAGCCACTGGCTGCCGGCGACCATTGCGTCCGTACCGAAGAGCCAGAACTCGGTCGGATCGCTGTAGCTGTAGTCGCGCGCTCGTGGTGCCCCACGCGCTGGCAGGTTGTCTGTCGATTGCTGTCCAGCCGGGAGCGCCTGAACAACGGTCGTCAGACAACACAGGTTGATCGGCGGGACGAATGAGTAATCGCGTGATCGGAGCGCGGTGATCGGAGCGAGATCCGTCCACTGCTTACCGACGACCATTGCGTCGGTGCCGAACAGCCAGAACTCGGTAGGATCAGCCCACGTGTAATCCCGCGCGCGGGGTGCTGCTGGCGACGGCGCCAGATCGAACCGTTGCTGGCCCGCAGTGACGGCATCCTGACCAACCAGGACCGGGATGAGCTCTTGCGTCCACGTATAGTCACGCGCACGCGTGGCGGCACGAGCAGGCAGCGAATCGGTACTCTGCGCGCCGTACGGAATCGGCTGAACAATCGTGGCCAGGCACAGGTTGATCGGTGACGCAAATGTATAGTCGCGTGCCCGGAGTGGGCCTACTGGCGGGAGCGCCGTGCTCTGCTCGCCGGCCGCCATCGCATCCTGGCCAAGGAGCGTGAGCGGGAACGACTCGGCGAGTGAGTAGTCCCTCGCTCGAGCCGCGGCTAGTGGCGGTAGATCGAATGACTGCTTGCCTGCGTTGAGCGCATCGGTGCCGAACAGCCAGACTTCGCTAGGATCGAAGAACGTGAGGAGATCGACAGACCGCGATGCAATACGCGGCGGAAGGTCGAACGACTGATCGCCAGTCGCCATCGCGTCCTGGCCGACAAGCTCGGGAATAAGCGTGTTGCCAGCGTTGACGTCATACGTAGCCTGCCGATACGGCGCCCGCGCAAACGCAATCGGCCGGCGTGTATCGAGCGTCGCCTGCCCTGGCGGCAGCGTTGCAACAATCTGCTCGGGCAGGAACGCGCTACCAGAGTTGCCGTCGTAAACCGGGTAGCGAAACTCGCGCGCCAGGAATGCCGCAGGGCGCCGCGTGTCAAGCGTGCTCTGCCCCGTAACCATTGCATCCTTGCCCTGAAGAGGCAAAGGCGTGCCATGGACCTGGTGGAAATTCTGGGCAGTGAGCGCCGCGTGCTGTTGACGTCGAATAACGGCCGCCGGACGTGTGGTTTCCCACGTCTGGGCGCCAGCGTTTTTGGCGTCCTTACCGACGAGCGGACGCGGTGTGCCACTAACCTGATCGATCTGCCCAGCAATTTGGGCAACTGAACGCTGGGTTCTGCTCAGGTAGGCCGCAGGTCGACGTGTATCGAGTGTGCTCTGGCCAGGAGCGACGAAATCCTTGAGCAGCCAGTGCTCGGTACCGTCGGTGAAACCTGGCGCCTCTTTGGGTGCCGGCCGCCCAAGATAGTTTGGCGGCAGCGACAGATGCGATGCGCCAACCGGGCCACCACCACCGCTCAGCAGCGGTAGTGGTGCATCAATCTGACCATAGTCCTGGCTAGTCTGCGCAACGCGTTGCTGACGATCGCGCAGACCACCCGGCTGGTAGGGCATCGCCTACCTGCTTATCCCCTGCCGCGAGCGATCGGGAAATCTGGCCCGGCTAGTTTGCCAGTTGATCCAACGTTGTAGTGGTCGCGCGCTTGCTGATAGGTCAACGCCGTGTTGTAAATTGCGACCTCATCAATACGCCCCATGAACCCACGGAAGTTGCCGCTATCTCGGCCGATATAGCGCGTGGCGGTCACACTTGATCGGGATGGGAATGTCCCCGAGAACACAGCGTTCCCATTCAGGTACAGGATGTACGTTGTGCCTGAGATGACCGCCATCACATGGAAGAGATTCAGCGTCAGATCGAGTGGCCATGTGCTGGCGTCAAATTGCGTTGGATACTGGTCCCCAGCAAATCCGATATAGGGATAGGCACGTCCGTTGAAGCTGTTCTGCCCCACGTTCAGCGAACAACTGCCGCCACTCAGACCCGAATCGTAGAGACACCCGCCCAGACTGTCGAAACACATCACCCAGCACTCGATCGTCAGGTCACCTGTAATATCCAGCACAGCATTGCTTGCGATGCTGACATACGCCGTCGGCGGGATGTTTCGGACGTCGAAGGACATCGCACCGTTCGCTTCATTGACCAAGTCGGTGCCTGTACCTTGCGTCCCAACATAAGTGCCGTTCTGCTGACCCATCTCATCGACGGCGACCGAGTCGGTGGGGGCGGCTTCACCCAGCCGCCAATATGAAACAGGATTTGCGTCAAAAATCAGTTTTGAGTACAGCGTATTGATCGTCATGGCGGTGGCATCATGAGCGGCGTGGTCATCTGGACGGCTGGCCCCAATCCTGGCGGGAGACTGGCTCCTCCTGCCGCAACTGACTGCAAAGCAAGTTGAAACCCTTTGACTGCTCCGCCGCTACCAGAGATATTGAACGTCGCGGCTCCAATGGTTGACGCTGTCGCTACCACGAGGTCTGCTACGCCAACTTCATTGCCAGCGGCATTCTGCCGAAAGGTATAGCCACCTGGCACAGCGCCGAACGACGAGATGGCGATGTAGTTGCAGAACGCGACCGCAGTGGTGTCTACGGTCGTCGTGATGTCAGTCGGGGTAGCGAACGTCTGCGAGCCGGTCGCAACTGTGCCTTCTGTCGGCGCAGTCGGAGCGTCCGGATCTAGCGGGTTTTCTCCGACAACGGCGCCCGAGTAAGCCAACATAATGCAATCGCGCCAGGTCGAAGCGAAATTGAACGTATAACTGGCCGGTTCTGAAGCCGCACGTTTCCACGCGATGTACATGTGAAACGAGTTCGCCGTGGCATTTGCGATGACGTTCCACGTCCCTGCGACATCAGTAACAGCACCCGTGGCGTCCTTGGACATGAAGAACAACAGAATGTCGTTGTCGGCTGTTCCTGCCGGAACGTTGCACGTGACATTGGCCCCCGTTGCTCCGCCTGCGTTCGCCTTTTGCCGGAACGCTGGGGAGGCCATGCGTCAGCCGATGTTCCAATCCACGCCGTCGAGCCGTCCGTTCGTCGCGTTGACGAACAACTCCATTCGGTTAGCGGCGTTAGTGGGAATCACCTGAACGAACTCGACTGCGCTCGGTCCACCGGGCGGCTCAGTTCGGGAGAATGTTCGTCCATTCTTGAGAACCGTAGCCTGGGCAGGGAGTGGCACATCAGTTGAGTTGTTGAACATGCGGACAGCCGTCACGAAAAGCGTCACATCGTCATAGTCGTAACTCACTCGCCGCACCGTGCCGTCCAGCGCAATGTCCTCAAACTTGACCACATTCACCGTCGCCATCAGGACTCCACGAGCTCCACGGTAAGCGCCTCAAAATCGACATGGTTGTTGATCTGAATACACGCCTTCTCAAGATGGCGCAGCGCGATGACGCGGTCTGACCAGCGAACAGGACGGTCGATGTGCAGGTTGCTCGTGGTCACTGTCAAGCGAAGCGCTACGGGCGGATGTATGGCTCCAGGCATAGACGCACCTCCTTTTTCGCTCAACCGATCAGGGCACCGTTCGTCTCTGGCGCGCCGTACCGCAACGCTTGATAGACGGCTTCCATGTTGACCACGTTCAGCCGCGCGAGCACCTCATGGCCAATAGCAATGGACATATCGAGGTAGACCTTGAATCCTAGGGCACGCGCACGATTGCAAAAGTAGTAATCCTCCGACAGGTTGTTGAAACCGCCAGCCTGCGGATCGTTCTCAACCCCAAATCCGAACAACGGCCAGAATCGCCACGAGGCGTTGCTGTTGCATTCTGGCAGCACCTCGACCATCGCCGCGATCACCTTTCGGTGAACGGCGAAGAACCCGGTTGCCACGTGGCGCATCTCCAGTGGCTCGAGGTCAGGGCCAAACCTGAGCAGTGATTCGCCCAGCGTCCGAATCGCCAGATGGCTGGCGTCGCCAGTAGGGTAGGCCGCGGCAATCACGTCATGCCCGTCACGGCACCGCTCAACAATGCCGTTGGCGTCGTCGGGATCGAACACGATGTCATCGTCGACCATCAGGAAGACATCATCGGTCGTCTCGCGAAACCATTTGGATGCCTGGATGGAGCGGGCACGGTTGATGCCCGCCTCACCCCCGAGTTGCTCACGCCACTGGTTCGGTCCAGGCGTCGTGAGCAGTTTCGTGATACACCCGTGCGTCGGCAGACTGACCGACCGGTACGCACAGACAATCAGTGTGGCGGTGCTCAAATAGCTGTCTCTTTCAATCGGTCACGGCGGCGGATGTAGTGCTCGTGAGCCTGCCGTTTTGTACGTTCTGGATCACGTGCATAGTAGTCACGACGAGCCTTGCGCTGTGCTTCGAGTTGCTCCGGTGTGAGATTGGCAACTGCACGTCGCTTATGGTCAGCCTCGCGTTTGAGTGCTGCGCGGGCCTGGTCATACGCGCGTTTCTGCTCCTTCCGAGCGGCCGCATAGTCGCGCATCTGAGCAGTGAGGCGCGGTTTGTTCGCTTTGTAATGAGCCTTGACTGCTTGTCGTCTGGCTTCGCGTTGCTCAAGAGTTTCCTTTGCATACACGCCAGACACTCGCTCGGCGTTGCATACACGACAGATGCGCTTGCCTGCTTTGCCACGGTAGGTATTCGCGTTATCGTAGACGTGACCCTTCGGGCACGCGATGATCTTCGCCACGCGTTCTGCGATGGCTCTCCGAATATTCGCCAAGCCCTCCGGCGTATTGCGCGCACCAAGCCGGGAACCAGCGACCGGACAGATATTGAAGGCTGGCTGGAGCGCTTCGAGATATTCCTGCTCACGATCAATGAGGTCGACTCTGTCGCACTCATCAATGACGTAGAACCTGAACGCCGTCGCGCCATGCTTCGTCCATGCGTTCTGGAGGAATCGGCTGTGATGCGTACCAGCGTTCAGTTGTCCGCGATGCCTGTACCAGCGGTTCTCTATGTTGGCGCTACTACCGATGTAGAAGCGATCTGTCCCAATTTGCTCGATTACATAGATCCCGCACCTATGCTTGCCTGGCATTCCATCCCCTCATTAAGAGAGGATGGTACCAGCCTTCAGGATGCGGCGTCTATTTTGTGACGCGCTAGATTGCCCCCGAGATGTAGGGTGCGATGCGCTCGCGGTGGAGGGTTTTACGATTGGAACGGTGGTGTCGATGGCTCTTTCCGCCACCATCGCCTAGATCGGCCGTTTGTAACGGGAGTGTAACGGCCGGTTCATATATGATATGGGCTCCTGTGAGCCCCGCAGTACCGCCGGTGAATGCGCTCAGTGACACCTCGCCCAGTGACGCGGTGTTGCCAATGGTCGACGGCTCCTCGCCTGGAGCTGCAACCCAGCGCACGATGCCACCGAAGGCGTTGTACGACAGGTTGAGCAAGTGCAAGGTCGTCGAACGCTGCGGGTTGGTACCAGCGATGGTGAAGCCAATCGGTACGACCGACAGGACCGAATGCGTACCGTCCAATGCGGCTTGCATGGCGCCCGACGTACTCGACAGGGTGACACCCACGGTCGAGTCGCGCGACAACAGCATGAACGTTGGCGAGCTGGCACCAGCCTGGCCACCAAGATAGACCTCGATGAACGTGAGCCGCTGCGTGGCGTTGCCGCCCTGCACAGCCATGTACGAGCCATTGGCCAGCGCGGTCGCCGCGTCAGCCGTGGCAGTGGGCGTGAACGTCGTGAATGAATAGGAGAACTTGGCCATGGTGAGGGCGTCTTACCTTTCAGAATGCGTCAATAGCGACGGATGAACAGGACCGCGGAACATACTGGTCTGTTCGGCCAGTAGCAACTGATAGTGGCGTACATCCTCCTTGACATCTGTCCATGTGCAGAGAGGACAGAGTCCCTCTGGAGTGGGGTAGTTGACACCATCGAAACGGTGACCAGTCTCGCAGTAACGACCTTCCAGGAGCGTGCGCTGCTCCTGTGTCAGTCCAGTCATAACGGCTTACCAGGGACCAGGAGGGGACTGGTGGGCAAAGCGTGGAATTTGCCGTCTGAAATAGCGTCGGCCAACTGTTCGAACGGCTCACACCACAGGTTGTGGTTATCACACACGACTTTCATGCACTTGCGACAGACTTCACGCTCACGCGTGCGTTCTGGCCGCTTGAGTACGATGGCATGGCAATGCGCACAGGTCCATGTGTCCACCTCGACCGCGGTGCTGCCAGGCACCGGTATGCCTCCGAGCGCGGCTACCTGCGGTGCCATTGCTTCGGGGATACCAGGCGAGTTGCGGTGATCGATAATCAGGTACCCGTTATGCCCTCCAATCTTGGTTGAGGCCAAATTGCCATCCCTCCTTTTAGGTGTTAGCCAACGAACTGCACACTGCTACGGCCACGAGAACCGAGGTACGCGAGTTGAAACATGAATGACGCCCAACGTCCGAGTGATAGTGCGGGCCTCGACGAGTCCGTTGGTATTGCAACTGCGATGAGGTTGTCGCCAATGACGAGACTTGCCTGAAAAAACGCGTTCGTCAATCCAGCACCGAAACCCAGTCCATTGACGTACGACACATTGGCGGTCCCTTGCTGGTCTATCAGTGCGAACGTTCCATTCTGCAAGCCTGGCGATATGTGATCAGACCGCACAAGATCACCGGCCGGCACATTCAAATGAAAGCGGTACAGCATCACTCGCTCGGGGACTATCTCGACCGGTGAGATCCACAACGGGTCACCCCACGGTTGGGTAGGAGGCGTGGCGGCAGGATTGTCGGCCGGCGGGAATGGATCGGTACCCAGTGTTGCCACCACCGGGGCGGTCCAGAAACTATCGTCGAAAGCTGGCTGTTCCCATCCTGGCGGCGGGAACGTACTGCCTTGTCGATACGACGACACTTTGCCTTCGCCCGCAATGGTCGATGTCTGTACATATGTGACACCGTCTATGGTGGATATAACTGTCGGCACTCAGTGTCCATAAACCATGTGATTACAGGGTTGTGTCGAGCGAATGCTCAATCGTGCCCTCACGCGGCAGAGGAGTCCACGGGCGCCGAATTGGCATATCGAGCACGGCACCGAAGAATGGCGGCGGACCAGCCCACAGCCAGAACTCCGCAATCGTGTAAACCTCTGGGCCATCGGATGTGAAGTTCGATGATCGACCGAACCCATCGGTGCCGTTGGTTGTTTCACAACGATGCTGCACCTCGACTACGGCCGATGACCTGAGTGCGAACAAACCAGCAACAATCGAAGTTGTCACCGTGCTTGCTGCTCGTGCCGACTGCCCCTGAACGAGCGTTCCGCCACCGGTTATATTCTGGAGACGGGCCTGATGATCATTGACTGAAAAAGCAGGCGCACTAATGTTGCAGCGATACGTACCAGCATTGAGCGTGATCTGATTCAGTGTTCGATCCAACACTGCCAGATTCTGATCATTAGCAAGAAACGTGTTCAGCGTGCGTGTGCGCCACGCTCCTGTAGTAAATGCACCCCCATTGGTACCGTCAGGTTTCTGGTCCTGGATACAGATGTATGGTGGCGCACCGGTAACGGTAAGCGTGCCAGGAGGGCCAGGCAACCCCTGAGCACCAGCCGCACCCGTCGGACCTGTAGCGCCTGTCGGACCCGTCGGCCCTATGGTAGCAATGTTTGAGAACGTGAGCGATGTCGACCCTAGCGTAACTGCTGCTGTCTGGGTATATACCCAGATCGTGCTCCCATTCGTCGTGCCTTCACGGACATAGATGAACCACCCCAGTGGAAAGTCCGCAGCACTGTCGGCGTCAACCGAGCGAGTCAGTAAGGTAGCCGCACCCGTCCAGACATAAATGCCATTGTCGGCTGGCACGGCCTGATCCTTGAGCAGAACCCGATCGCCAGAGGCCAGCGTGACACCATCTATCGTCGCGCCTGGTGTGGCCAGCGTAATAGCTACGGTCGATGCGGCGCGTACTGGTTCCTTGAGCCGCTTGGCTTCGTGGAGGTCGGCCCCGCTAGCTGAGGAATGTGCTGGCAAGCCTAACTCCTGGCCACAAAGGGGATACCGCTCGAGTCAGTAAAACTCACGCTGCTGCTATCGAAGAAAGCCGGCGCATCAATACCCGCCACATCAATCCTTCTCAAAGTCAAGGTGAACGTGAGCACGGTCGCGCTCCCCGAAAACGTTGCGAGCGCATAGGACAGGATGTCGCCTGGCTGGAGTTCGGTGATCCAACCTGAGATGTCGATATCGACCTCGGCCTGAGCTGTCAGTCCTGGTCGCGTCGTCCCGTAGATCGGTCGTGCGCCACCACCCCACATCCCGTGTGACGCTAGACGAATGTCCACGGTCGCCGTGACAGTGATCGGGGTGATGAGTAAATCGGTCGGACTCCACACGCCCGCTGCCAAGTGGGCGCCGACAATTGTGAAGGCGCCCGATGGCATCTCGGGTATCCCGCCCATGCCAACGGTAAGCGGCTGGCCAGCACCGTCAAAGTTCATGATCAATGCACAGGCAGTTGCTCGCTCGACCTGCTGTTCCCACTCACGTTGCCGTGCCTTGGCCAGCAGGATGCCGAATGCTTTGTCGAGCTGTGACTCGGACGATGCCACGCTCACCCGACGTACTCCATCGTCTGCGTGAACCACTGGTCGTCCACTTCGCACGTGACCGCGATACACACGAGGTCGTCGTCCAGCCCAAGCATGGACGAGGTGATATGGTGAACTTGACCAGGCCCGAACAGGTCGTCGCGCGGGGTGCTGATCCCGCTTAGCTTGACGATGGTGTGATCCGTTTCGTTCTGTACGTAGGCAAGCACGGTTTCACAACTGATCCCTGGACGAGTGTCAGCGTTGGTGTTGCGCTCGATCATCTCGCTCGAGAAGGCATACGGCACCGTGCCATTCGGAATCGTTGTCGGATTACTGAAGGACACTGCGCCCAGCCCATCGCCGTAATCGAACCCCGTAACTTGCCACGCGACCGCAGTCTCAAACGTAGCCTTCTGCGTGTGGCCGCCTTCGAAGATGTCGACGCCCTCGGTCAGCGTGAATTCTGCCCCACCACCGGGCTGGCTGAGCACTTGGACGCGATAAATGTTATTGCCGTCCTCGGGGCTCTCGACGATCTTGTACCCAAGGCTCGCCTTGGACAGCCGGCTCAAATAATCGAGGCCCGTCTCTCCCTGGCGCCAGGTGTATGCCACGGCCGCAGCGCCGCCACGTACGATGCCCGTTCCGCCAATGCTGCCAATATCCCCGCCAGAGATGCCGCAAATGTCGAGCACCGCCTGAGCAATCGCCTCGTCTGTGGCCGGGCCGCCGGTGAGGTCGGCGAGCAGGAAGCCGTTCGGCCGGTTGTTACGGTACTTGGCGACCTTGAGCAGCGGCCCGCGGCACACCATCTCGAACGTCGGCCCGCTATTGAGCCAGTCACCTTGCAAGATCGTGCCGCGGAACCGAGTAATGTTGTTGTCGCCGTTGCCCATCGTGATGGTAACTTCGTCGCCCTGGCTGAATCCGGGATCTTCAAGGCACTTGACGTAGCCACGACTGACCGGGTCTGCGAACGACGTTTCCACACGCGCGCCGCGCAGCAACTGTGTATCGATCGCCGTGCCGCTGATCGTCGCTGTGCAGTAGGGCGCGTAGACCTGAACGGTCATGCCAGAATGAACTGCGCTCGAGCCACAACCTGGCCGTCCATACGTGGCGGGTCAGGGTTCGTTTCTTTGAGGTACGCGCTAACCGTATCCCAGTGATCGATCACGAGCGTGCCGGTCGTAGGTTGGCCGCGCATCAGTGCAAAGGTGACGTACTGGCCGCGATCCGTAAACACACACGTGACGGTGCGCGTCACTTCACGCTGCCCCCCGACACTGACCGCCACGTTGTTACCGCCAGGGAACCCACGCGTATTGACCGATGACGTGGCCGGCTCCGACCAGCCTTCCTCGAGCGCCGTGAAACTGACCGAGCCGAAGCCAGACACGCTAAACGAGCTCACGTCACACTCGGCAGTAGCGTTGGATGCGACGCGTTGTCAGGCGGGACCGCCACACGTCCTGCGGAATCGAGCACGGCATTCGCAATTCGCGCAAGTAGTGCGTCTACATCGGAGGGGTTGCTGGCATTCACTGTGCCGACTTGGACGAGAACATTGCTTACTGGCTGCATGCCGGCTGCATTCACGGAGTTGAGCGCCGGCGCCGCCGCCGTCACGGCTCCGCGTCCGAGTCCGGCGGCACCACCAATAAGGTCGCCGTGCAGGAATGGAATAAGCCATGCTGGTGGCTCAGGCAAATTACGGATAGCGGCCGCGAGGTTATTCAGCGCTGCGGTAAGGACGTCGATAAAGCTACTGACGTTGGCCGCATTGTCGCGAAGCAAAACAAACAGATCCCCGAATGGCCCGAACGACTTGGTGATAATGTCACCCAGATCAACGTTCTGGCGAATGAAGTCGGCAAGCCGCTGAAGTCCTGCCACCGTCGAGTCGGCGCCTCCCTCACCCTTCGCACCGATCGATTGAAACGCGCTGATCACGTTACTCAGTGCTACAAAGAAATTCCCGACCGACTGAAAGACCGGAATGAGCGGTTGGAGTTGTGTCCCGAACGCTTGCAATGGCTGAAGCAGCGTGGTACCGAAGGCATTCCCTGCCTGCGCGACCTGATCAGTAGTGATAGTGCTGAGCGCTGTACCCAAGTCTCGGATCGACGAAATGAGGTTCTGGTCGATGAAGTCGCCGACCTTCTGAAAGGCTGGCTGCATCTTCGTATCCCAGAACTCGGCTAGCGTCTTCGATGCGCTTTCGAGTGTCGGGAACACTTGCTCGCCGAGCTGTAGGAAAAACGGCACCAACGTCCCCGACAGCCAGATCCCCACGGTCTGCAGTGCGGGACTGAGCTTCGTATCCCACACCTCGCCAAGACGAGCGCCAACATCGGCGAGAATCGGCATGGTCCGATCAGCCAGATCGGCGATGCCCGGTACAAGTTGGCCTGTGACAAACCCAGCAATTTGCTGGAAGACCCCAAGTAAATTACCCAGTGGCTCGGATACGGTGCCGACTATTGCACGGAAGGTATCGAACGCACCGCCCAGGTCACCGTTGAGCACCTTCTCGAATACCAGACCGAAATTGGCGAAGACTGGCCCGAAATCGGTAAAGAACCGTTGGACCGCGTTTCTAACACCAGCGAGGATTGGCGCTATGCTCGGCGCGAGCGCACCCAAGATCGCCTGGAATGTATCGAGTGCACCACCCACATCCCCGTTTACAAGTTTATCGAAGACCAGTCCGAAGTTCCTCAAGATCGGTTCAGCACCCGCGAAAGCATTCTCGATCTTGGTCCGAACACCACCAAAATTATTGGCTAGTGCGAGCGCGGCCAAGCCGACCACTCCAAAGAGGCCAGCGAACAACGGCAGTAACCTGATCAGAGCAGCAAACGATGGCGCCAGGAAGATCACGAGGCGACCTAGCAGGGCAAACCCGCCGACTGCACCCAAGATGCTGCCACCGACGCCGGCTATCCCCACCAAGAACCGTTGAACTTCTGGCGATAGCGTGGAGAACTGGTCAACGAGCCCCTTAGCGGCTGTTGCCAGGTCACGCAGGACGGGCAAGAAAAAGTTGCCGATCTGAATCTGTACGGTTTCGATTGAGCCAGCTAAATTTTGAAGAACACCCTGCAAGTTGTCCATACGCGTCTGCGCTGATTGAGCAGCCACGCCTGATCCTGCAGTCGCATCGCTAAACGCCTGGACCAGCTGACCGCCAAGTTCAAAGATGGCATTCGCTGCCCGCTGGCCGTCCGTTCCAAAGATAGTCGTCAGTGCTTGCTGTCGCTGCTCGGACGTCAGTCCCTTGAGCGCGTTCCGAAGGATCTCTGCAACCGACGCCATATCGCGGATGTTCCCGCTGGCATCGAAGAACGCGTTACTGCCATCGGCGAGCGTTAGCCCGAGTCGCTTGAACTCATCCTTCTGCTTTTTGGTGTCCGGGATAAGCCCGTTGAGGAACGCCTTGAACGAGGTGCCAGCGTCAGCACCTGTGGCGAACCTGTTCGACAGCAAGCCGAGCGTAACGAGCGTGTCGTTCAACGACAACCCAACCCCTGCCGCCACCCCACCTACCGCTGCCAGACCAAACCGAAGGAATGACACATCAGATGCTGACGCATTCGCCACCGCAGCCAAGCGATCGACCACGCTCGTGAGTTCAGATGCCTGGACGCCAAAAATGTTCATCGCCTGAGCGGCAATCGTGGCGGCCTCAGTAGTAGTAATGCCAGTTGCTGCGGCCAAGTTCAGCGCAGCAGCCGCCGCACCATTGAGCACTGCCTCAGCCGGAATGCCTGCCTTGACGAGTTCTTCGATAGCTGAGGCAGCCTGACTACTACTGAAGACTGTATCGCGGCCCAATTTGAGCGCCAGCTCCGTTAGCCCAGCACCGAACTGCTCAATCTCAGAAGGGTCCAAGACTGCCTTGACGCCCGACATCTGATGCTCAAAATCAGCCGCTGTGGAGATGGCACTCACAAATCCTGCGCCGATACCTGCCGCAGCGGAAGTCAGTACGAGCGCAGCAGGGGCTGCCGTCCGGAACGTGTTGCCAAGCGTATTGACCTGATTGTTGAGCGTGTTCAGGCCAGAGATGGCCCCGCTCACGTCCGCCGAGACGGCGATGAAGAGCTCAGCAATCGGTACAGGAATTAGAGTGCCCTCAACCGAATCTCAACCACGATGGCTGATGATGCGCGCATGCGTCCTTGGATGTGGTGGGTCATTCTGTTTGTGGCACTGATCGTGGTCCTGGTGCTGTACCGCGAGACGCCACTGGTGCGAGCAATGGGGAACGTCGTCAGCGCGATAAGCGAGGTTGCCCTCAAGTGGCAGGGTCGCTGAACCCTAACTAAACGGTCGCAGCGTACGTGACAGTTGGCGTGCTCGCGCCTTGTCCTCAGCATCACGCTGCGCCCGTTCACGCTCTTGCGCCTCAAGATTGAACAGCGCGATCCAGTACGCGAACTCGGCCCCGCTCATCCGATCCAGGAGTTCCGCTCGCGTCATCTTCAATTCCCTGGCCAAGTGATACTCGAACCTCAGGCTCGGATCCGTTCTCAGCACTTTTGGTGGCATCTGACACAGCAAGCTGCGACAGACCCGACGCATCCATGATGGCTCGGAGAATCAGGCTCACGGCTACTGCCGACTTCTCTTGCAGCCGGTCGTAGTCGTCCAGCGTAAAGGCAGGTTCAACCACGCCCTCGACGAACAGGAGCGCTTCGAGCATCTCATTGTCGACGACGTCCTGCTTCGTAAAGCGGTCCTGATGCGTGGCCCGCTTACGCATGGAGTCTGCCTGCTTCTTGCTGAACGTCCGAATACGTACGGCCCCACCCCATTGGGGGATATCGACCGTACGCTCTTCGATGTCCTTGGCTGCCCAGATCTCCTCGGCAGTCAGTATGTGAACCTGATCCATGAGCCCTCCTCAGGGGTGATGGGGAATTGAAGAACTAGGCGTTGGTAATAGTGCCTGCGACGGCGAGCTCTGATCGCCAGGTCGCTGTATCGTCACCTGGCGTATCCACCCTGTAGGACGCGACGTACGCACTCCCCGAGAAGGATCGCGTGCCACCTCCTGAGCCTGATGGTCGATGCGCAAACGTGCTGGTGGCCGGTGTCGTGGCGAGCATCAGCGGCGCGATGATGGCATCGAGCGCCGGGTCGTAGCCACCCTCAAGGCTGATCGTGCCCGAATAGGAGCCGACCAGTTTCGTCGCGGCGTTGCCGCCGATCGGTTTCACGTCCTTGATGTCACGCTCGATGTTGATGCTCACCGACGTGACGTACTGACTGATATCAGTACCGCCGAGCGTGAAGGTGGCGATATTACCTGAGTTGAACGGCATCCGATTGCCCGATCCTTTCTTCAGATCGAGCGAGCGGCTCGGCCGGTGGCTCGGTAGGAATACCTATAGTGCGAATACTGCTATGCGGTAATCGCCAGCGAACCTCAATCGCCCGTACAACGATATTCAACCCGCGGAGAATGGTCAGCCAGAACACATCGTCTGCGCGTTCATCATCGATCGCATGCGTGACGATAGATAAGCCGCGCCGGACCTGAATCCAGAACTCCCGCTCATCCTTCATGCGAAGCTGAGCGGCTGATATTTGATCCGGTAAAACCCACCGAGATATACGGTCGGAACACCGTTCTCCATGTCCTTGCGCTGGTGTGGCTGCTCGCGCAGACAGGACGCGACTCGAATATCCTCCACAATGGTGCCCTGGTCAGGGAGAGACGTAACGAGCAGGTCGTCCATGCGATCCGCAATCGTCCGCAGGCTATTGAAGGACGAGCCTGTACCTACGGCGCGGATCAAGTAGATGGCGTTGGTCAACCGCGTGCGCAGCGTAACCACCTTGTCGGCGCCACCCAGGAATGCGAACAACACGAGCGGCGTCGTCGATCCCTGTGGTGCCATGTCGCCATACACACGCCCCCCGACGGCTGCGGACAAAACGACGTCACCGGCCAGTATCGTAGTCAGCCATTGATCGACCCGCAGAATGTCCGCGCTCATAACTCAGAGATCGGCGATGTGAGACATTCGCTCGGCGAAGGCGTCGGCGCTCACTTCAATCGCTGGCAGCATGAAGGATTGCGGCGGTATGAAGCGCGTTCCCAACTCCTGAAAGATGCTGTAGTTGACTGCCGATCCCACCACAGCTCGAAACGTCGGATCTGTTGCCGCAAACGAGATCACGAAGTCTGACGTAACTTCGGGTATGATGATCGCATCTGGATTACGTGCCTCCGCCGCTCCAGACCGCTCCGGATAGTCACTACCATCGGGTGACGACACATAGATCGACTCGCGAAGTGCGCCAGTATCGACCGGCGCCAGAATATTGGCACGGTCCTGAATCTCAGTGGCTGTATCAAGCACAGCCGCGTGCGTCCGCGGCACGAGCACCCCGAGCAGTAATGGAATACGGTTCGATCTGAGTGTGACCGTCATTCCACTCGACGGCATGATTGTCAGGACGTCCCGAGCAGAATCACACGAGCCACGATGCTGGTGCCGCTCGACCAGTTCACCTGCACGGTCGACGTAGTGCTGTTGTAGAGCGCCGTGTCGAACGGACCGGCGGCCACCGTACCGCTCGCCGCGACAGTCACGGCCTGGTCGGCGATGGCGTAGGCCGTGGTGCCCACGTTGTAAGTGCCGTTCGTGACGAACGTTGCCGTGATCGCTGAGGCCGAGTTGTTGAAAATCTCGATGAACGAGCGACCGGTATTTGTCCACTCGTTGCCGTTGCCAGCGTCGACCGGCACGCCTGATGCGAGGACAACGCCAGATGCGGCGGTCGTAATTGGGGTAAACGGGGATCGGGCCATGACGTGTTCTGACTCCTTCTGCTAGTTCTTGGGAGGAGCCAGAGAACTGGCGCGTGCCAAGCTGGGTGTCGGGGGACTTGCGACTAGGTAATTTCCTGGCAGATTACGCGAGTTGCGAGATCGAGACTGCCGGTTGCTGACGAGACCACCTCGAACGATCGAGTGCTCACCGTGATTCGGTCCGTCGTACGGATATCGGTGCCGAGCGCGAAGACGAACGTCCAGAAGATGATGGCTTGCACGGTCACGGCATTCTCACGCTCGATGGGCGTAATCTGCGTTCGCGAGAATGAGCACATATGCGTGGCAACCACCGTGTAGGTATCCGTGAACCCGCCAGTATTGTCGGCAACCTGGCTCTTGCGCAGGATGGTCGCACTCGCATTGAACGTACGCGCAAGTGCTGCTCTGAGCCGGACCGTCGAGCCAGGAATCGCCATTACGTGACGAACCCGCCTCGTCTGAACTGGTCGACAATCAACGCTGTGGAACTGGGCAGCGTCGTATTACCCATCGTGACCGACAGCTCGGTGCCGATCTTGTAACTCTGCACGCCAGGAATCGCCAGATCACCACCCCCGCCCACACCGGTCGTCGACTCGGCGACCAGCATGCACAGCTCCCGGATTTGCGCCGGAACGTTGGCGAGCGTGCAATAGCCGAATTGTCCGGTAATCTGAACCGCGTCCTGCCAGGCGGGGAAGGTATAACGGCCAGTCGTCCAGTTCTTATTAATGCACGTGTACGGCTCATTGTCGAGTGGCGCGTTCCGCGGCCCGAGCCAGTAATCAGTGGTGACCGTCCACGTCGTCTCGTACACGCCATCGCCATTGGCGTCCGTGGCCAGAGTCGTCACCGAAAGCAGGTCGCCCGTCTCGAGATACCAGTACGCATTGCATGCCGTGAAGTAGCGCGTCTCAGGAGCTGCCGTGGTAAAGAACCGGCGACCAAGGGTTCGATCGATCCAACGTGAGGCCGACTGGAGCGCGCGGTCGAGCATAAAATCCTGTTCGCCCACGGGCACACCTAACCGCTCTCGGAACTCGGCGACGGACGCGTACAGGTTAGCGCTCATCAGTAGGGCCGCGGCCTGGGCTTCGGCTTGGGTCGGGGTTTCGGCATGGGCTTGATCCGCTGTGGCTGAGTCGGGAATCGAACAAGGGTCATGCGGGCACCAACTGACGGGCGTGCGCCCATTCGAGCACGGCGGCTACAACACGCGCACGATCATTGTTTGAGAGCCACCACCCGACCGGGATCGCCACCTCGTGCTCGGCGAACGCATCCACGCCGGGCAGTGGGCCATTGGGGTAGAAGAAGGCGGGGTGGGTGTCGTTGCGCCTGTGCACGGGACTTGCACTGATACCACGGCTGCTCAGATGATCGATCAATGACGCTCGGTCATCGACCAGCACGCAGTACAGCCACCAGGACGAGCCGGGATCCTCAGGAGGCGAGGTGAGGCCCGGCACGTCCTGGAGCGCCTGCGAGTACCAGACCGCGTTCTCACGATGCCTGGCCACAAGTTCTTGAACGTGCGGGATGTTGGCTAGCCCAATCGACGCCGCGATGTCGTTCATGTGGTACTTGAACCCAACTTCACGAATGTCTTGAGAGCAGCGAAAGTCCGCGGATGAGGTGCGGTCGAGGCCGTACCAGCGCAAGAGCCGAGCGCGCTCGTACTGGTGCTCGGGGACCATGAGCGCGCCGCCATCTCCAGTGGTCAAATGCTTGATTGCCTGAAAGGACCACGCCACGTAGTCGCCGCGGTTGTTCGGATCGACGAACAGGTTGTGTGCGGCGTCCTGAATGACGGGCAGCAGCGGAACTATTTGCTTGACTGGTGCGCTGTCAATCGCCTGGCGGAGGGCCGCATAGTCACATGAGCGCCCCGCCCAGTCCACGGCCATGACGGCTCTAGTTCGGTGCGTAATCTTGTGGAGCACATCGGTCGGATCGATCAAGCCCGTGATTGGGTCGACGTCGGCCCAGACAATCTTGGCACCACGATTGACGATGACCCCGTTCGTGGCCGTACACGTCATCGGCGTGGTGATCACTTCGCTGCCGAGTCCGACACCACACAGATGCAAGGCCAGGTCGAGCGCCGACGTACAAGAATTGAGCGCTAGTGGAGAAAGGGATGGTGGTGGCATCCCCACTAACTGCCCGAAGGCTTGCTCGAACTCCTGCACGCGCGGCCCCTCGCCGAGATAAGAGCGTCCGCTCTCATCGGGAGTCAGCGTAGCGACAACCCGTTCTTTCGCTTCTGGTGCAACGAACGGACGGAACAAATCGATCACTGTGGCCATCTCCGGTAACCCGACTTCGCCTGAAACCCGATCTCTTCGTAAAACGACTGAGCGAGCGACGTGGACAACAGGTCAATCCTTGCCTTCGGAAACTCCTGCGCTACCGCATCGACCAACGCTCGACCTATCCCCTGGAACCGCGCATCGGTCGCCACGGCGAGCTCTGTCACGTACGAACACACGTCGCCATCACTCAGGACGCGAATGAACCCCACGACCTTGTGCTCGGTGACCGCCACAAAGGCACAGCCCGTCTCTGCGGCCTCATTCAGCACGTCCTGCGAGGGAATCGCGTTCTCCTGCCAACCCGTGGACAACAACAGGTCGCGCACGGCAGCATCGTGCTCCTCTTCGTACTGCTGCACCACGTACACCACCGCAACACTCATACGATCACCTCGGCCAAGCTGCGCCGCTCTGCGTACCACGTTGGACTGTAGATGCCCTGGTAGCCGGGATATGTCTCACGCCCGTGCTGCATGGCCTTGTTCATCGCATTGAGTCGCGCGTAGTTCCGTCGATTGCGCTGAAGAAAATACTCCTGGCCGAGCCAGCGGTAGTGCAGCAGCCTCAGTGGATCACTGCCATCGTCAGACACGGCACCCTCGACCTCGGCCGTATGTTTGCCCGTTGCCCATCGGACCTCGAGCGCGGGATCGAAGATGCAGACCTTCGAGTACGCATCGGCCTGAACCCCTGACTGAATCTCGTCGTAGATCTGACCCAGGCCAGTCGGCGGGTGGTCGGCCATCATGCTGTAGCCCGTCACGGTCGGGTAGTTCACGCCCGCCTGACGCAGCTCGACCAATCGCTCAGTCATCCGTGGGTGGTAGAGGATCTCGTCGGCGTCGGCCCAAACCACCCAGTCGGCATGCCCACGAGCCTCTCTGTAACGCTCCTGAGCGAACGCTACGAATGCAACGTCGTCCAGGTCGCTCGGGCCATAAGGACGCACCTCTGCCCCTTCCCTGCGCGCCAGCGTGGCCGTCCCGTCGTCCGACCCCAGATCGCAGTAGACGATGACCCGATCGCAGAACTCGCGATAGGCTCTAACCCAGTAGCGAATCAGCGGCGCTTCGTTATAAGCCAGGGTCATTGCCCAGCACGTGGTCACACGCGCCTCATGAAGAAGTCGGGGATGCGCCATGACTCGGGCGTCATGCCCGCGTAGCGATCGACGTCGAGCCGCATGCCATGATTCCACGCGTCGAGCAGAAAGCCCACGTCGAGCGGCACGGTGCCGCAGATACCGTTCGGGAACTCGGACTGCACGAGATTGACCGTAGGAACCACGAGCCGAGAGCGCGCCCAGGTCCGCATCAATCGGGCATCCGTTTCGTCCTGCCAGCACCGTGAGCCGCGCTCCTCGAGTTGACTCGGCGAGTTAGCCTGCACGCGCGCGACCATGCGCTTGACGAAGTCGGTGCGATAAATGGTGCCGAGCACCTCCCATGGATAGCCCCAGTCACCCATGGCCCCGACAACTGGCCAGGTCAAACTCTCGAGTGGTGGCTGCTGCATACCGTTGCCAAACATGTCACGCCTGATGTGATCGCCAAGTCGCAGCGACGTGCCAATCACATCAACTGGCATGGCAGAGGCATACACCACGTCCGTCAGCACCACGTCGTCACAGCCGAACATCGTGTAGTCCGTGTCGCCGAGCAGTGACTCGAGATCGGTCCGGAAGTCCTGCTCATGACAGAACTCGACTTGGGAAAACTCGGTTTCGACCTGGGCGTATGCGTCGGCAAACCACTGCGGCTGTGACTGCACCAACACCTTGACCAACGCTGGCTCAGTGCAATGCTTGAAAAACGAGGTCAGATAACCATGTAACTGGAGCGGGCGGTCCTTGCTAAAGCAGATGACCTGAAGGTTAGGGTCGGGCATAAAGTGCGTCTGCGAACCCCATCATCTGGCTGCCCACGTAGGCATCCTGAATCGCCACGCGATCGAAGCCGAACCCGCCGAGGTACTCGTCCATATGCGGCACCAGGACACAGCCCTCGTACATCTCCTCGTGGTTCACCTCGGTATAGATCCAGCGCAAGCTTGGCATCACTGACGCCATGCCGCGTAGAACGTGCAGTTCGGCGCCCTCCACGTCCAGGTTGGCCATGTCGAACGCTGGCGATTCGCCGTGCTGCTCAAGCAACATATCGACCGTGGTCGTCATATCCAGTTGCCTACCGATCTCAGGCATCGACGGATAGAAGTCGAGATGCCGTTTGAGCGGCAGAATTGACGACGCCATCGAGAACGTCGTCAGCCGTAAGGTCACCGGCTCGTCATTGACATCACTGACCGTGGCTTGTACGGCACGCTGGCCAGGAAATGACGCGACCTGTTCCTGAAGAGCCGGCATCAGGGCTTGATTCGCCTCGATCCAGAACACGCGCTCTACGCCCGCAGCCTGATAATCAGGTGCCTCTTCGGCAAGGTGGGCACCTACATGAAGGACCGCTTTCGGCTTCACGCCATAACCGTCCACCAATTGCGCCATAGCGATCAGCATTCAGTACGCCCTGAGAAAATCGCTCATGACCTCGCCCACGTACGCCGCGCCATCCTCGTCGTCGAATGATGACAGCCCAATATAAAACCCGTCCGTATGGATACGCTCCGCGCCTGGCAATCCGCTCGCGACAATCTTCGGGTGTTCACGCGCCACTGGTTGCTCCGCGAAGTTGCCCGCCACAATCGGTCGCGTCTCGACCCCGTGCGCATCGAGGTGACGGCACAAGTCGCGTTTCCAGAATGGGGCGTCTGGTGCGACCATCAGCGGAAACCCATGCCACGCCGGCTCACACTCGGGCAGCACGGTGATCCCGCGCAGATACTGCGGCCACGCCTTGCTCGTGACTTCGGTCAGCCGATCGTAGTTTCGGGCTCGAGCCGCCCGAAAACCTTCGATCCGGGTCATCTGCACGTTGCCAAACGCGCCCTGAAGTTCTGTTGGCCGCACATTCAGGCCCCACGTCGGGAACCAGAACGGGAAATCTGCCTTCGGCTCCCAGCCGTGCGATCGCCACAACCGATAGTCGCGTGCGTCCAATGGCGCGTCCGTGACCACCATGCCACCCTCCATCGTGTTCAGCAGGTGGCTGAAGAAAAAGCTAAACGCCGCGGCCTGGCCTAACGTCCCAACATGCTCCCCATGCCAGCGAGCCCCCATCGCCTCACAGCAATCCTCAAGGATCGGAACATCGACGTCGTCGAGATCGTCCAGGTTGCCAACGTTCCCCAGCACATGCACCAGAAATAGCGCCTGGGTGTGAATGTTGGTCTTGTGCCGCATATCAGCAAAATCCATTTGCAGCGTGGCCGGATCAACGTCGACCAGACGCACCGTATATCCAGCCATGATGCACGACCAGATCTGCGTCGGCCACGTCACCGCGGGTACCAGGATCTCGTCGCCTGGCTGGGCTGGCCCTAGACCGTGAGCAATAAGCAGATCTGCGCTCGAGCCGCTGTTGACCATGATCGCGTGCTGGCGCCCAACGTACGCTGCGAACGACCGCTCAAACTCACGAACAGCGGGGCCGCACGTGGTCTGGCCGGCGCGCAGCGTCATCATGACCGCGGCCATCTCTTCGTCGCCATAACTCACGTGAGCGAGCGGGTAGCGTTTGGTCTTGGGCTCGCTCGCTACCATGTCAGAACCTCACGAGTTGAATCGGCTCGGGATACATGTCCGGCAGGTCGAGCTCGACCTGCAACGGCTTGTCGATGAACTGGTAGACCGGCCCACCCAGATCTTTCTCAGCGATGCCCGTCACACCCCTCACAAAATTCCAGATGATCACGCCATGCTCGCACTTGCTAGCCACATGCTCCGCGTACCAGTCACGCGTCTCCATGTCGAACTCTGAGAAGGCATAGGCACTGAACAGGAAGCGGGGCGCTTCGCTCGCATCCAGCGCCAGCGCGACGCCCAGCGGATCGAGGCCGTCCATCGCCTTGATCGGCACCCCCAACGCCACCGCGAGCCGCTTCTGGATCACGATCGCCTCGGGCAAGTCGATAATGGTGTAGCGGTCAATGATCACGTCAGGAAACAACTGGCTCAGCCGGTCAACGTAGAGCGCCAGGCCACCGTAACCGCCGCCGATCTCGATCACGTGCATGCGTGTCATACCGACCTCGGCCGCATGCGTCCATAGCCGTAGCGCCTGACTCAAATAACGCATATTCGAGGGCGAGCACGTTAGATCTACCTCGCGGAACGTGTCCTGAACGGGCTTGCCGTAGCGGTCGTTCTCCGCGGCAATGACCGGCAAGAGCCGCACTGCATCCGACCAGTACGCGGAATACTCCCTCTGGATGTGGTCGAGAAACCTGATGGCCTGGTAATGGTCGACGTGCTCCAGAACGCGCTGGTAGCGCAGATCTGACTTGAACGTCCACTCGTGCGGCTTCTGTGCCGCGGCCTCGTGCAACACATCACGATAGCTGGTGTAATTGCTGGTTGGCGTGGGTGCGATCATCCTGGCCGTGCCCTTGCCACAAACTCGTTGATCCAGATCGCTTTCTCCACGCCACCGAAGTTCTCGACCGTGCTCGCCACGTAATCAAAATCTCCCGTGTAGTCGCACGTCCAACTGCCGATCTTGTCGGGCACGTTCGGCGTGACCAGGCAATGACCGCCAATGTGGTTCCGTTCCATGTTGCCCGCGAAGTCCCAGAAATCGAGGCCGAAGTACGAGTGGAACCGGAACAGCAGTGCGTACTTATCTGGGTAGACTGTCACGCTCCTGCGCATCAGCGCGACCGCGTCAGGCGTCCACACGTCATCGTCGTCGTTGCAGTGAATGTAGTCACCCTTCGCGTGGCTGATGCCGTAGTCAAGTTGGTGATGGCCAAAACAATGATGGCCGGCGTCGAGGCTCAGGTATCGAAACCGCGAGCCGTAGCTCTGGACCCACGCCTCAACCCGCGGCAACGGTCCGTCGTGCACGTCACCGACCACGATCACCTCGTCCGCAGGATCGAGTTGGCCCGCGAGACTCGACAGGCAACGCGTCAACGGCCGGTCATCCCGATGCGTCGGGACAATGAACGTGAACGATGGCACCTTATTTCTTGTCAGACGCCTTCGACTCGTCCTCAGGCTCAGCCGGTTTGGCCTCACCTTTGCCGAGCGTGATCACGCCGGCTGACTCGCGCCACTGGGCGTTACGCTGGTTCCAGACGTAGATTTTGCCGCCGCTGTCGACCACATAGTCGCGGTTCGCAGCCTGCGACAAGTCCTGATCGGTCGACGCGTCGGCAACGTACTGCCCGTTCGCGTCGTACAGACTCACGATGTACCCGTCAGCCATGCGGCTTCACTCCTTTGTTCTCATAGTCGCGCGCTGGCCAACGCGCCTTGTCGTAGTACGTCAATCGCATCTTGGGATCGACCACCGGCAGCGAATCTTCTCCCGCTGCCGGTGGCTTACCCCTAATCCTGCGCAGATGCGGCCATAGACGGCGAACAACCTCTACGACTGATGGCGCAGGATTAGTCCTCAACTGTCTCTCCATCGTTGTCACCATCGAGCATGAACCAGATCGCTTCAGCAACCTCCTCTGGATCGACATCGGTTCCTCGTAAGTCCCAGCGCAACCCCCCGTCATACCAAGCCGTAAGATCGAGCCCAGGAAACTCACTACACACGCGCGCCATCAAGGTAAGTGCGTCCAAACCACCCCGGCGCCGTACCACAAAGTCAACGTAGAACGAATTCGCCTCGACCTGGGCCTTGGTGGGATTCTCGTGCCCCTCACAACTACTGGACGTGGAAATACTCGGAATGCAATTCAAAGCCTCAACTAACGACCGAATGCCTTCGTCGATCTGGATTGCTTCTCGCGCGGCAGTCATGACGGCACCTGCGGCAGCGCACCAAACAAGCGCTCATACTCGGCCAATCTCTCGGCCATAGACAGTTCGCGTCGTTTGCGATCCGCCGCAGTCTTCCACGTGTGGTGCGTCGGATCGAGGATTTGCAGGTTGTCCAACCGGTTGTCGGTTTTGTTCTGATTCTTGTGGTCTACCTGCTCACGCGTATCGAGCACCCGCCCTAGCGACTGCTCCACAATCCAGCGGTGCTCAAGGACATGACCATTACGGCTAGCCTTGGGATGCGTTGGCTCGTAGATCGTGTAGTAGCCCTGAGCGTTTAGGAGAACCGGCCGTCCATTATGTTCGCGACCCGTTGGCCGCTTGATGGAAGCGAGTGCCCCATGCGCTCTGCAACAATACTTCCGCGTATCACTTGGTCGGCGCGGTAATACCTTAGGGCAACCGTCTAATGCGCATGCCACCATGCGCCTGACCTTCTTGAATGACTCGTAGGCACACGCCTTCGAGTGAAACCGACGGTTCTGCTTTATATAGGCAGGTTGACGGTAGAACAACCTACCGCACCCCTCGCACGGGATGGTGTCACCCGTACGCGGTCTGCGGGGGTGAGCGTATCCCCCGCGCTCCTGACGCTGGCGCATGTTCCATTTAGCTCGACACGCCATTGAATGGAACCAAGGGCGCTCAGCATTCTTCTCATTGACGTACCGCACGACCTCAACGCTGCATTCAGCACAGGGCCTTGCTTCAATCAGCCCGCGATATCTATTCGGCTCGCGAGAGGCGCTAGCGCCCTGCGGCATGTGTGGCCGCTGACAGTCCCTATCGCAGAACCATCTGGCTCCGCGCGCTTGAGACAAATAACGAGTCAGCAGTTTTCCACATGTCGCACAGGGCCTAGTCGCCTTTTCTCCTCGAACTGGCATATACGCTCCTTACACAGGAGAGTATACACCAGTCACCACTCACAATCCAGTAACTTTTGCGAAGACCGCTGGTCTCCACACAACGAATGCCACCCGGAGTTCGGCAAGAATTGTCTGCATATTACGTACGAACTGATCGTTCACTGTCCCCACTCTGACCGCGCCTTGTTCGCGATCGTAGAGGGTCGCGCCCTGCTGGAAGTCTCCGACCAGGCCCGTGCCCGTGGTGATATTCGGATCTTCGACGACCGGAATGCCCCACAGCGTGGGTGCACCCATACCCGACGGCGGCCCGAACAGATACGAGCCTGGCGTCGCGGTCGATGCCGATTCACGTGCCAGACGGATCGTTTGCCAGTCAGTCGGATTGAGCGCATACGCTGATGCTCGACCCAGACCCGTCCAGTTGACGAGCGTGCGGCCCTTGTACAGCGCGTCGATCTGACTGTCAGTGCCCTTGCCGACAACGCCAATGCTCGCCGTGTTCAGGATGCCGGTCAGGTTTTCACCGGTGCCGTCACCAGACACGACCTGCGACTGGAGTTTCTGCTGGAGGCCGAACAGAAGCCGGCCATCGATGATGCCACGGATCGCCGGCGCATCAGCCAGCATCCGGTTGGTGACCGGAATCCAGTGTGCCAGCGTGCGCACCGTAGCCGTCTGGGTGCTGTACGCCAGCGCAGACTCTGGCTTGAGGCCCGTGCCCGTGCCAGTAGCAAGTGCTGATGCCGTGAAGCCCGTTGCCTCAGCCACGAACGCCGCGGCATTGGTGAACGTATCCTCACGAACGTACTCGATAGTGTCGCTCGAGGTCTGGTTGCGTGAGATCAGATCGATGAAGTTCAGCGGCGCCTGGAGCAAGTCGATGAACCCCGGCTGATGGTCCTCGAGCACGAACGGACCGCCAGACGTGGACGAGCCGCCACGTAACAGCGTCTTCTGCTCTGCCCATTGCAGCATCGACGTTCCCTCGGCCATCGTCACGCCGATCTCGACGCGACTCAGGTTCGAATCGAACATCTTGCGCTGCTTGGCCGCGCGATAGTCCATGCTCGCCAGAAACTGACGACCTGGGGAAATGCGCTTGCCCTCGGCATCCTGCTCGTCACCCTCGTACGTTGGGCGTGCGCCCGGAGCTGGCTTGCTCACGCGCTCATAGGACGACAGAATGCGTGCTCGTCGCTGCTCGGCATTCTCGATATCGTTCAGTTTGGTTTCGAGCGTGGTGATTTCGTCGAGCAGTTTCACCTGCTCTTCGCGTTCCTCGTTCGGCATCTCCGTGTCGAGATACTTCTTTTCACGCAGGTCGGCCTGCTCAAGTCGAGTTTTGAGCTCTGCCTGAGCCTCCGCAATAGTCATAGACATGGGTCGTTAGACCTCCACACCACGCGCTCGCAGACGGTGGCGCACTAATTCGAGAGTCAGCGCAGTAGTGCGGACTTGACTCTCGTTCGGGTCGGGTACTTGTTCCTGCTTGTGAGCCAGTACCGCTTCGGCGTCGTGACGCACGGCGTCGATACCCGAGAACGTCTCGAGCAGTGCCTGGAGGTCTGTGCGCTTGGCTTCCGTCAGGCTAAAGTCGCCCGCCGAAAGCTTTTCCAATAGGTCGCGAGTACGTTCACCGAACGCAGCAACCACATCGTTGGTGACACTGGCGAGCTGGGCCAGCGTCAGATCTTCGTACGGCAGCGTTTCCTTGTTTTCGCTACCCTTTGCATTCTCAACCTGCGCCTGACATGTCGCGCAGTGAACGTGCTCCTTGACGGATTGCACTTGTGCCTGCTCATTCATCGGCAAACTGACGACGCTGTTTTCGAGCAGATCGACCTTGTTCAGGAGACGTGTATCGCCGCCGTCCTCAAACGCGAACTCGCTCGGGATATAGCCGATGCTCATCGATCGCACGGCACCCGCCTTGAGCAATTTGTAGGCGTCCTGGCCACGTTGCGTGTCGACGAGCTGCCACGTGCCAAGCAGTCCCTTGGCATCTTCCTTAAGCGATTTCTCAATGCCGATCGGCTCGCGCATGTCGTGCTGCCAGAGCAGTGGTCGGAACTTGCGGGCGCTCAGCGTGTCAGCGAATGCGCCTTTGGTGATGATGTCGCCGCCGTGGTCCTTGAAGCCGAAGGTCGAGGCGTACGCGGTGAATTGCATCGAACCGTCTGAGCCGGCCTTGATCTCGACCAACTCCAGCGGGGTAGCTTTGTAGAACAAGGGGCCGGCTCCCTTCAGAAGCGTTGAAGATGAGCCGGGGGTAGCGCTGCTAGCGCCGGCAGATGTGTTGGAAAACTTGGTGCGATCCGCAGTGTTAAACAGTTATGGATACATGCCCAAACTGTCTCCACGACAACGACATGCACTACGCGCCTGATGGACCAGGAACCCGAGTCGTTTGCGTCGACGGCTATCGCGATCCTCTGTGGGGGACTACAACCGACTGCGATTGTGTCATGGTCCCGCCGTGCTGCATCGCAGACCGATGCCTTGGCCTTAGTGCCAGACACACCTGCTGCATCTGTTTAGGCAGTAGCGAGGACTAGTCGCGGCTTCGCGCGGAACCGCTCAATTGCATCGAGCCACGCCAGTGGCCAGTTCTGCCAATTCTTCTCTAGCGTGTATTTCTCCATCACGGTGCGCCGCGCGTTCCGACTGATCGTCCTGCGCAACTCGGCATCTTCGATCAGCCGGCTCAACGCCTCGACGATCTGCTCTGCTGTCTCGGCAACCAGCGCGTCCTCGCCATCGGTCACTTCCGCACCATAAAGCGTCGGGCTGACAACACACGCCACACCGGCCAGCGTCATCTCGTACCACTTGATGCACGTCTTCGACGTGTTGAACACCAGCGGCGCGACGATGCAACAACCAATGTCGAGGTTGATCAGCGCTCGCGGGTACTCTTCCAGGGACAGCCACGGCAGCGAGTGGCGCCGTTCGTCTGGGATCGAGTGGTACAGCGAATCGCTCATGTGACCCTGAATCACGAACTCCACGTGCGGGTAGCGCTTGGCGATGATCGTCCACGCCTCGGCGAGTGGCTTCATGTCGGCCTCTTCGCGCGCCCCGCCAGCCCAACCAACCGTCAACTTGCCTTCGAGCTCGGGAATGCGCCCAATACCACGGAGCGTGGCCTTGAACCACCTGGCGTCAATGCTGTTCGGGATGTGGTAGACCGGCGTATCCGCGGGCGCGTACTGGCGCGCAATCGTCGCCAGACGCCGACTCGACACCGTGACGCCGTCGCACACACTCAGCATCTTGATGCGTTCGTTGCGTTCCCACTCGAGCTGTTTCTCACCTTTGGCGGCTTCCGCGGGAAAGACGCGCATCTGACGATCGACGATCCTGGGCGAGAAGATGTCGTCATCGATCTCGTACAGCCAGGCTAGACCGGCTTTATGAATGACGTTGACCCATGCCTCGCCAATTCCTTCGACTGGCCAGACGATGCGCGGCGTAATGACAGCGTCATACCGGCCCTGCGCAACCAGCGGCAGCACCTTGTCCGAATCGTTCTTGTGGCACCACTCGGCGATGTACCCACGCTGCTCGAGTTCTCGGAACGGCTGCCAAATTCTCCAAAGTGAGCAACCTGTCTCGTCGCCGCAGAGCGCGAGAACGCGAGGTGCGCGACCGAGCACAGTTCACCTCGCACCTAGTAAGATCAGGGATGTGGCCCTAGGCCAGGGTCATCAAGTGAGTGGCGGCGTGGACAGCGACACGCGCAGGGCCGAACCGATCGGGAACGGGACGAGTAAAACGAGGGGCCTGGTCGTCCAATAGCGGGGGCAGCACCCGCCCACTCACCCACTTACGGCTTGGGCTTCATGTCCTCGCCGACCGCTCGAGCAACAGCCTCCACCGCATGCGCCAACTGAAGAAACTCCTCGGGCGGCATATTCAACTCGGCCAGGATCGTGCCTTCCTTCGCGATCCGAAGCATGACCATGCCCGGCTGAGCCGCCGAATCCTTGCCGTACGCCAGGTCGTAGGCGTACTCGACAAGAGCAGGCTTCTTCTTCCGTGGTCGGCGCGCTGGCGCTACCGTCACAGCAACTCCATTGCCCTGGTCACCAGTGCTTTCGCCTGAGCCTCGCGCTGGGCGTACTGGGCACTCACGGCCTGCACGTTCCGCTCGGCCTCTTCGCGCATCGCTTGAATGGAGTTTCCCAGCGTTTCAGCCTCCTGGGTCAGCTCCGCAACCTTCTGACGTAACCGTTTGGTCTGCGTCTTCTCCCAGAAGCCTGTCGCCTGTGCTTTCCATGCCAGCGCCCACTCGTACAACGTGGCATCAGGTTCGGCTCGAGCGCCATCCTCGTAAAAGCTTCGGCGCGCGGATTCTGCCTCACGCCTGAGCGTGGCGACCTCTTGCAGCAGCATGGCGCCATCGTTGCGATACCACGATTCTGCGCCCTCTGATGACAGTGGCCCACCGATGCGGCGAGCGATTGCATGCAGATCGGCCTCACTGGGCCGTACAACTGTGGTCACACTTGTCCTCCGATCACGGGACTAACAACCAGTCTGCAATTCGGATGTAAAAGGCTCGGCGGCTGACTGACCGGGTAGATCCGTCCGTCGCGAGCCGCACAGGCCGCATCGTGGTCGCCATCGTGCGCCAGTAGCCCGGTCACCACGCCGCGGCCAAGCGTCTGGAATCGCTGCGCCGTGGCTTGGAGCTGCGCCTTTTGCAATTCGGTTCGCGCAATCGTCAACGGTCGGCTCTTCCACGTCTCGTCGAAAAGCCCGTCAATGCCTGGAAACTCGGGTGTGCCGTAGGCGATCTGGCTCGCAGTCAGGCCACGCATCAGGCCGTCATGGATGCGTTCGGCAACCATGCGCCGTGTGGTCGCGTCAACAGCGACCGCGGCAGCACGCGCGGATAACACGATCTGGCGCACGGACGGATCATCGAGCGGGACGGTGCTCAAGTTGAGTACGCGCAGGACGAGGGTGTGAACGGCTCGCAGGGTGGCGCCGTACCAGAGCACGAAGATTGCGGTCAGGAGCGCTAACTCGAGGTCGTCGTCCCGAATGCCCTGGAGGTCGGCTTCTTGCTTGAGTTCAGCGCGTGCCATTGACGAGTTTCGCCGTGATGCGTTTGTGCTGGCCGTTCTGGAGTTTCGTCAGGTCGTCGGCAAAGTCGCCCGCTGCTTGATCCACGATACTCTGCACCACCTGAGCAAACACGTCGCCGCGCGCCTTCCCGCCCGGAGGTGTCGCAGGCTGCACAGGAGACGCACCAGGTGGTAACGCTGGCGGAGGAGCCGGTGGCAGCATCGAATCAGCTACGGTCACCAGCGTCCCGCCAGACGCCAGGAACAGCGTATCGTCGGGCGGCAGATCAGAGTCGTAGCCCAGGCCGCGCAAGGCCATCTCGCGTGTGATCACGCCGGCCTTGTAATCCTCGCGGAGTCGCAGGTGCTTCGCGTTCTCGTCCTCTTGCAGCGACCGCACCTGACTCAGATCGTGGGCGATCACCGTTCTACGATCGCTCGTAAAGTCGGGCTTGAGTTTCCGGTTCCACTTGGCCTCGTCCATGATCCACTGCGGGACCACGGTCAACTCCGTAAAGTTCTCGCGAACCTGGCGAGCGCTGGCGTAGTTGCTCGTTTGCTCGAGTCCGACCCCGAGCCGCGCCACCAACGGGTCAACGCCCATCACCGCGGCAATCCGTGTCTCAGGAACGTCATGTAGCGTTTTCAGGTTCATCTGGTCAGGAGTGAAACCGAACTGCGTCATATCCGCGCCACCGGACAAGACACCAACTCGACCGCGGTTCTCGCCACTGAATGAGTTAGCAATATTCGCCTTGAGCTCTTCGATCTGCTTGGGCGACAGCATGGTTTCGGCAGGCAACTTGGCCACCAGGCCCGGCGTACCAAAATTCCTGAGCAGTGCGTCCGCGTAGCGTGTCGCCTCGCCATCACTGGCGATCTCACGAATCAAGCGTTTGAGTGGCGCAATGCCCTTGCGCGTGTCGTACGGATCCACCCCCAGCTTGAAGTGGATCACGTTCTCTACCGGGATCTGCTCGGGCGGGCCACCGTTGTACCGGTCGAGCTCGTACCAATCAATAAAGTTGTTCGAGCCGCGTTCCGTGTGTGGTCGCATGCGCGTCGGGCTGATCGGCCACAACTCGACCGGCAGGCCCGTGTTCACGTTGCCTGACCGTACTTTGAGCACATAGGCATTGCCGTCAATATGACGTGCCCAGGTCGCCCACCAGCGGATCTCGTCCAGGTCTAATTCTGGGTGCGGCTCGTCGAACAGGTCGAGGATGGGACTCTCGAACACTGGCTCGCGCTCATGCTTATCGTCGATCGTCCACACGCGCAGCGGCGCCTCGATACTGGCGTATGCGAGCGCACGAAGGCAGGCAAACACGGCCGAATTGCCGTCACCCTGATAGTCCTCGCCGTACGGGACCGTGTTCGCGGTGTAGACGAGATGATTGACGTAGCTCCAGTTGACCGTAGCATCAAGCGGCGTGAATTTTTGTTGCCGCTGTGGCAGGTAGTCACCCGAGAGTGCCGACAAGGCCGCCCGGAAGATATTCGGCATGTTTGCCACCTCCGGGCAGGATTCGGGAGTAAAATGACGAGGTGATACCTCGTTGGTTCCATTGGATTTGGGCCGTCGTGAACGGTTACTTCTGGTTACCGTGCCGCATCTGCGGCCGGATGTTCGGCGGCCATGAAAGCGTCGGTCAGACTGTCACGGAAGACGGTACCCTGTGGCCCTCGTGCAGCCTGCACCCGTGGAAGACGGGCCGCGACCCATGGTCAATCGACGCGGCATCTGCCCGCCGGGAATGGGCTAACCAGAACCACTAAGTCGTCTTTACTAGTGCGCTCGCGTCCCGCAAGAACTGACTAACCGCCTCGTCGGTCTTGGGATGTTGGCACAGCAGCGGTAAAAACTGCGGCGGCACGGTCACGATATCCGCGCCCGCCTGAATCGCTTCGTTCACGTCGATCATCTGGCGGATGCTGCCGACGATGATCTCGGTCGGGCACTTCCAGCGGTCGAAGGTTTCGCGCACCTGGCGCACCACCGTCGCCGCGTCCTGGCCAGTGTCGCGAATGCGGCCCCAGAACAGACTGACGTAGTTGGCACGAGCGTTCGCGGCCATAATCGCCTGGTTGTAGGACATGCACGCCGTGACGTTGACTTTGACGTTGTCGCGGCGCAATCGGTGAACGATCGATAGTTCGTCCCAACCGATCGGCACCTTGAACACGAGTCCAGCGTAACCGTAGTCATTGAAGTCCTCGGTCACCTGAACACTCAGCGGGATAGTGTCCCCGTAACGACGCAGGAGCCTGATGATGTCCTCGATCGAGCCTTGATCCTTGGCCATGATCGACGGATTCGTGGTCACGCCACGGACGACACCACGCTGGAGCGCCGCCTCAATGTCCTCCAAGTTGGCCGAGTCGATGAAGAGCTTCATTGCAAGGCCGGATGCCAGACGAGGAGATGGCACAACACGCTCTGGAACGATTCGGCGTGTGGCGTCACGTGCTCCTCATTCACTGTTGGCACCACCACATAAGCGTTCGCAACGCGTTGGATGTAGCCCTTCTCTCTGCCCACGATCCCCGCAATCCACGCTCCTCGAACTAGCGCGTAGTCAAGCGCAGGAATCAGGTTTGCACTGGTCGTACTGGTCCCGCCACCGACCGACAATGCAACCACCATGTCATCCGCGCCCAGATGGCTTGTTTTGAGCCAACTGGCGAACACGGTGTGCCAGCCGACATCATTGGTTTGCGCTGTAAGTTCAGCCACGTTGTCGGTCGGGGCGTACGCTTCGATCCCGGCGATCTTGCGCAGATCGTTGACGAAGTGCGAGGCGTTGGCGGCACTGCCACCATTGCCGAGCACAAACACTCGCCCGCCCACAGCTTTCGTTTGAGCCAGCAGGCTGGCGCACGCGTCGATCTGGTCGGCGTCGAGCGCTTTCGCGATGGCGGCAACCTCATCCAGGTACGAGATCGTGAACGACATACCGCCTGAACGCTGCCAACCCCTCGAGCGAGCCGATCTCGTAAACGGGCTCGGTGACTTCGTAGCCAGCGAGTCGGTCTTCGTCTGCGAGATCCCCAAACACCTCCCCGAGACCTGAACTTACGTGCCGTCTGAATATGTCAGGCTCAAAGAGCGAGAACCCAGCATCACCACAATTGCCGTGACCGTAGCCGTAGACCGTTTCATCCTCATAGATCACGTTCTTCCGACCAGGGCAACGAACGGCCATCATGGCGTCAGCGTCTCGGTACTGGAACGCTTTGTACGCCTTCATCAAGTCGTAGAGCGGATACACGTCGCCATACAGCACGCCGAACTGGCTGCCCAGGCGCGGCAACGCCTTCCGAATCGCGCCGGCCGTACCGAGCAGCTCCGGCCCATCGAACGAATACTCGATCTCAAGCCCGAACTGCTTGCCCGTGCCAACGTGCCCCTTGATCTGCTCGCCGAGATAGCCGGTGCACAGCACGACTCGCTCGATGCCCTGACTGGCAATGAGTTCTAGTTGCCAGTCGATGAACGGTTTCCCGTCCACCTCAACCAGCGACTTGGGCACCGTGTCGGTAAGTGGTTTCAGTCGCGTCCCGAGCCCGCCGCACAGGATCGCCACGGTCAGGCTCACGACGCAACAACTCGCGCGCCGTCGAAGTCAAACCGGAACCGCACCTCGCGCAACCCCGCCTCACACATTTCTCGCCGGAGTGGTCCCTTCTGTTCGGCGTAAAACAACAAGAACCCGCCGCCGCCAGCACCAACGAGTTTCCCGCCGAGCGCGCCGTTCTCCAGCCCAAGCGTGCGCCATCGCTGGATATCCTCACTCGCTGGTGTGCGCTGATGCTTGGTGGCCCACTGTCCGTTCATCTGATCGGCGAAGAAGTCGAGCTCGCCGCTCTCAAGTGCTCGGACCGCCAACATGGCCACAAGGGCATCCGCCCCACCATATGGCATTGTGCTGGCGCCAAGGATCTCCGCGGCCTTTCGCGTGTGCCCGGTGAAGAACAACAGCAAGTTGTCTTCTAGGTCCGCCAACGTATCGGCTCGTAGGTTCAGGCCAGCAGCACACACCTGACCGTCTTGCATGAACGACAGCATCGTAATGCCACCGAGCGCCGCGATGTACTGATCTTGCTTACCAATGGGCTGCTCCAGCGCGTCGATCTCGATCTGACACGCTTCCTCGGCGAGTTGCTGCGGCGAGCACGTCTGACGCTGGTATGTATGGAGCGCGAGCAGCAGCGCGACCGTAAAACTCGACGACGAACCGAGTCCGGTGCCGGCTGGAATATCGGCGTGGCTGCAAATCTCCAGGCCGCGGCCATCAACGCCAACCAGACGCATCGTCTCGCGCACGATCGGGTGCTCGACGTGCTCGGCGTCCTTGACGCGTTCCATCTTGCTGTACTTGACGATCAGGTCGTCGACGAACGTCTCATGAATCGTGATCGTGACGTACTTGTCGATTGCCGCCGCGAGACAATGGCCGCCGAACTTCTCGTAGTAGGCAGGGATGTCCGTGCCACCACCACCAAGCGTGATCCTGAGCGGCGCTCTGGCAATGATCACGTATCAACGCCGACTGGATCGCGATACTTGATCTCTCGTGCGGCGCCGGCTAGCACCGCTGCGAGTTTGAACGCGCCATCGGCGGTCATGCAGATACTGAAAGTCTGACCTTCACTGACCATCCGTAAGCACACCGTGTCGTCATCAACATCGCGCATGACCGCTAGCACGCCGCCTGGGAGCCGCGCCGACCAGTGCCGTGACGTTGTCACGCCGGCACCACCCTTCGCATGCGGTAGTCATCCTTGCCCAACTCGCCCAGGTGCTCCCAATCGTCCCACACCGCGCTGAACAACCGACCGCTGATCCCGTCACTGCGCGAGGATGCCAGAATCGCTATCAGGTCGACCGCTCGCTGCATCGCAGCGTCAGGATCGTCTGGTAGCGCCGCGCGTAACCGCATGCGCGTATTGAGCGTGCCAGGGGCCACCGCGTTGACATCGATCCCCGTATCAGCCAGGTCGATGGCGAGCGCTTCGGTGAATCGCAGCAGGCCCGCCTTCGACGTGTTGTACGCCGTACATTCGGGATGTGGCCGCACGCCCGCACCCGAGACGTTGATGATCTTGCCGTGGCCTTGCTTGCGCATGATCGGCAAGACAGCGCGACAGCAAATCACTGCGCCAATAAGGTTAATACGAATAGCCTCCAGCCATTCGAGCCAATTGATTTCATCGATTTGGCCGACCGGACCATAAATGGCCGCATTGTTGACTAGCACGTCGATTCGACCATTGATCTCGATGATGTTGTCAACCATATCGTCAACATCACAATGCAGCCCCACGTCGCATTGGTACGTAGTGTCGCCATGCCTCGAGCACGTAATAACCGTGTGTGTCTGCGCGAGATGATTTGCCACGGCCGCGCCCAGGCCCATGCTGCCGCCGGTGACGAGCGCGACCGGCTTATCCGTCAAAAGCACGGTCCTCGCGAACCTCGGTGACGATAATGATGTAGCGCTTACCGTTGATCCCGATCTGCATATCTGCTCGATGCCCGTCGTCACGAATGCCGCTACTGCTGGTCATGTGCTGGACTAACGTTTCGATTGGATGCCAGTGCGAACTGATCCACGCATCCATGACAGACGCGAGCAACTGGCTCGCTCGTGGTACACCGCCGAGTTCGAGATCGCGATAACAAGACGGAATGTCACTCGGCGCTACGTACTTATCCGTCAAATGACGCGACCGTCCTGAGCACGGCGTCCTTGATCGAGACGGTAGGCGTCCAGCCAAGCGACAACAACCGCGTGCAGTCCAGCAGTGTCAGCCGTTTGTCGCCCACCCAACTGGTGCCAGTGTACACCCGTTCAGGCTCGATATTGAGCGATTCGCACAACCAGCTGAGCGACTCATTCACCGTGCACGATTGGTAGTGCCCAACGTTGAAAATCCGCACCGGCTCGCTCGAGTCATCCAGCCCGGCGTGCAGGACCGCTTCGACCACATCGCTGACGTAGATGTACGACCTGCGCTGCTCGCCGTCGCCGAGCACCTCGATGCGAGTCGGATCGTGCTTGAGCTTCTGCCAGAAGTCGTACAGGTGGCCGCGGTGGTAGCCCTCGCCCAACACTGGCGCGAACCGGAAGATGGTTGCCTGCAGGTCGTAACTACGAGCGTACGCCGCGATCAAGGATTCCGCAGCCAGCTTGCTCGCACCGTACAGCGACGTCTGGATCGGCATCGGGCAATCCTCAGGAGTCGGAAACGTCGAGGTATCGCCGTAGACCGCACTCGTCGAACTGAAGGCGATCCGTTGCACATTGGTCGCCCGCATCACCTCGAGCACGTTCTGCGTCGCGATAACGTTCGCTTCGATTGGTACTCGCGGGTCAGTGCCCAACCGGACCGTCGCGTCACCGGCCAAGTGAAACACCATGTCCTGGCTGGCCATGGCCCTGGTCAACGTCTGACGATTCATCAGATCGTCATCGTTCGCCAGGTCGTACACCGTCACAGACTGGCCTATAGCTTCTAACCGCCGCACAAGGTGACGGCCGATAAAGCCCGCGCCGCCAGTGACCAGGACTCTACTTATGGGCGCTTCCTCGGATGCTTTACCACCCATGACCTACAATCAACGCACTGCACGGTACGCAAGTTATATGGGCGTGATGCGGTAGCCGCAGCGACCGCCTGGGCTTCTTCTCGGTTAGCAAACGACCGACTGTGTGGCCAGCGACATACTAGAGATTTGATAAGTGGCCGCCATTTCTCAGGCATCAGTAGAAGGCTACACCAGCGTGCAATGGCGGCATAGCCGCAAGCACGACCGCGTCACCAGCGTCGGGTGAGCGACCAATCCGTTTGCTGATCTCGTCCTTGTCCTCGACCTGAATTCCTGACACGCGCATCATCCACCGCGGCGCGCATAGGTCCGCTTTCAACTCGGTATCCGGCGGCAACATGATGCCGTCGCCGTTCTCCGGATCAAGCGCTTCCCGAAAACTCCAGTACATGAACGCGCGCACATTGAGAAAGTGGAGCAGGTTGGTGCGGTCCTTGTGCTTCGTGCCTGCACCAAAGTTCACCGGCACCACGTCAGCGTCCACCTCGCGGCACAGGTCCACAACCGCGGCACCAGGCCCGCCCACGTCGATGTTGGCGTAGCCCCCACTCAGGAGCGCTTGCATAACGATTCGGCGGCCTTCCTGGCCATCGGGCGTCTCCTTGCCGGGGATGCGCTGCAATGGAGCGAACCAGTTGCCCCAGCGTTGCGCTAGAACGGTTTTCGCGGCACCACCTCGAGCCACGTCCAATCCGGAGCAGGTTGCCAGACCATCGGGTCGCTGCTCAGGATGCCAACGGCGCATAGCCGCATCAACCCAAGCACTGGGGATAATCTGCCACGGATCATCTTTAAGGCCGATGTTGTAGTCGCCGAACAGCAGTTGCGAGCGCAGCGGCTCGGGTAGCGCCTGGAGCTGCGACGCGTATCCGGTTCGGGCCAGAATCGGGTTGTCGGCAAGGGTAGCCGGCAAGAACGTCCGGGACTTCGGCGTGACCATCTCGCCGTGATAGTCGAACGGCTTACCGTCCTCAACTTCGGTGTCCTTGTCATCGATGCGGGCGTACCAGCGCAACTCGCCCGCGGTTGCTGGATGGTTATGCTGCGGGTCCAACCAGGCGCCCCAACGACGGATGACCCATTCACCCTCGACGCTGGTGGGCGGGTTGCCGGCACCAACGATGCGGGTTCGCTGACCGGGGATCGTGGTCCTGACCCAGCCCGCCAGAAACAGGTACATCTGTTCGAGGAATTCTGAGAGCTCGTCGAACGCGCACAGGTCGTGCGGTCGACCTTTCCACTTGCCCAACTCACCCAGGTCCTCAATGCCCGCGAACTCGACCGTTCGGCCATCGTTCATCAGTAAACCGTTGATACGAGACGAGAAGTGGCCTCGGTCGCCGATGACAGCGAGTGCTCGTTGGATGAGACCTTCACCGCCTTTGAACTGAGTGTAGTTGCGGCGGAAGATGATCGATCGCTGGTGAGCGGTGAGCCCTAGTCCCAGGAGCAGGTCAGTTTTGCCACCACCAGCCTGGCCACCGTAGTAGAGCTCGTCGGCCTCAGTGAGCCACGCTGCCGTTTGTGCCCCTGGCTGGGGAAACCACAGCGGCCGCGGGTTCTGGAAGCGCAGGGCGACCAGCGGTCGTAACTTGCTCAACGATGGCGGCAAGTCGGTCGTCGAGTTCCTCTTCGCTGAGTTCGCCGTGCTCGATCTGGATCGGCCGGCCGTCTGCCCCGGTGAGTTCGTTCCGTGTCTTCTCAACGAACCTGCCTGCCATCTTGAGTGCCACGATCAGCGCGGTGACGTTGTCAGCCTCAAACACCATCTGCGAGAGTTTTTCCTCGAGCAGATCCCCAAATTCGGCTTTGGCCAATTCAGCCGCCAGAGCGAAATCCTCGTCATGCTCACACCATTTGTAGAACGTGGTGCGATCGACGCCTGCCGCCTCGGTGGACTTTCGGACGTTGCCGGTGTTGCGGAACGCAGTCAAGAAGGCCCGCTTTTGTGGGTGTCGAATAGCGTGGAAGACGCCCGGCGCGCTGGGCATGCTCTCTCGCAGCGCACCATACGAGCGTTGAGGGTGTGTCGTCAAGAGCATATGCCGAGCAGTTTTCCGAAAACGCTGCTCACGACTCGCACACGATGTGGGGATACCAGCCTAGAGTCCTGGCAATGCGTTCGACACAGATCGCCTCGGCGAGTGGCTGAACGAGTGGCTCGTGCGCCATGTGTGGGTTGAGGAAAGCCTGGCGGCGCATGAGAAAATAGTGCGCAAGGCGGCCCTGGCGTTTGTAGATGCGGGTCACGACATGCCAGCGCAGGATGGGTTCGAGGGCCGTATCGGTAGCTGATTCGAGGTCGGCCTTGATAGCGACGATCTGCTTTCGCGCGTCGGGGTCGGAGCTGTGGACGAGGGCAACGGGATTGTCTGAGAGCGAGGAGCCGACACCCATAGCGGCGGCTTCGAGCTCGGGCCAGTGGCGCAGGTACCACGAGACAACGTCGGGCGCGAACTCGTCGATGGGGCAAGTACTGCCGGTGCGGCGCCGTAATCCTTTGACGAGCAAATCGAGCCCTTCCGCAGCCGCGTAGAGCACGAGGATGCGCTGATCCGTGATAGGGTCGGCCGCCGTCACGCTTTCACGAAGAGGAGGTGCCCTCATCCCGTGGCTGGGCCTGGCCGTCGAGGGCGGCGATTCCGTACCAGGCTTCGGCTTTCAGGCCACACGTCTCACAGGGACCGTCACCGGGTACCAGGTCAGGCCAGTGGTGTTTCTCCATCGCATCGCGCAGGGCCTGGTTCTGGGCCTTGTACTCAGCGGCACACTCGCGTGAGTCAATCCACGCTTGCCGCAACTCATCCCGTTCCGCCCGAGCCTGATCGCGTTCCTGGGTGAGCTGGTCGATACCGGCCTTGGCGGCATCCCACGCCTTGGCCACCAGATCGTCCGTGTCCGCCCGAGCCTGCGCGAGTTCGGCCCGGAGACTCACGATTTCCTGCTGCTTAGCGACAACGACATCGGCCGTACGTGTCAGTTCGTCATCGTTCACTAAGCAAGCGTCCATGTACCGCTGGTGGTTGTGCGGTTCGACGCTGGCCCCGCCGCGCTCAGGGGAATCAGGCATGGGTCTTCGGTGGGTTGAACGGGATGCGCAGACGAGCCGCCAGGCGTTTCATCTGCTCGTACGGCCTGCCGCGTTTGATCTGGCGCAGACCCTTGTTGTTGTGATGACGGCGACGCCGGGTCATTGCTGCTTCATGCTCTGGATTTCGGCGATGCGCTTTTCCCAACATGCCTCCAGGGCATCCCGATCAGCCTTGAGCCTGACGATCCACTCGTCTCGTGCTGCACAAACGGGCGAGTGAAGACCCAACCGACAGCGTAGGCTGAGCCCATCAACCGTCGATTTCCACCACCTCACTCCATCCGTCTTTCTCTCTGGGTCAGTAGTCATTTCAGATACTCCCTGAGCGATATCTCGCACTCTGAACACCACCATTCCCCGTGCAGTGCTCGCTCACCGCACGACGTGCAGCGGTCGGCGGCGAGTCGGCATTCCGTGCAAAGTTGAAAGCGTCCCAGCATGGCCATAGCGTCATACCGACCGCATGCCCGACACTCACCGCGCTCATCGGGCGAATCGCTCCACCACGGCCTGATCTCGCTGTCTCGCACATCGCCCGCGGGGTCGGTGGTCATGATCACTCCCTCTAACGGCACTTAGGTCTGACAAAGCTCGGCCAACACGTCGCCATGGCATGCGGCAGGTTTGCACCAGCATCCGAGCACCTTTCCATGAAGCTCTGGTAGGGCTGCGAGCAAGTCAAGCTCCGACTCTACCCACGCTCGATACTTGCTGATCACTTCAGCGCGCGTCCCATCGGGTCCGATCTTGAACGGATTCCCCCACTTGGACGGGCGTCCGATGTAGACGTCGTACCGCGCCCTTTTGCAGTGGACAACACTGGGTGGTGCGGGGTCGGTGGTCATGCTGCTGCCTCCTGGTCGAGATGGAATCGGCCATCACATCGACACTCGAACTGCTGAGCCTCGATCGCCTGATGGATACCACGGGCTTGCTCGAATGCGACGAAGATCGTCTCGTGTGTGGCTTGCCACACACAAAATCCCATATCTCTTTGTTGCGCTTTACGCGTTGCGCTTTCGTGGCAACGCAAGCCCCGGAAAAGGGGGGTTCTAGGGGGGAGAAACCATAACCGCAACATCCATCTGTCTATAAGGGTGTGCGGTTTATGTTGCGCTTCTCGGACCGCCGTTTCGGAAACCGCCACACTTGTTGCGGTATCGCCCAAAATGTGTTGCGGTTTCACTCGGACAGCCCCCACGTCGCGGTCCTGCCGCGGCCCCCGCCAGGGTTCAACCGGACCACCCCAGACATGCGCCCGAGCGTGGTCCGAACCGCGTTCTCTTGCTCATCAAGCTCGTCGGCCAGCGACTTGGTATCCAATGCCCCACGCACTAGCGCCGCCCTGATTCTGACCGACAAGCTTGTCCTCGCCGCCAGGTCGGGCACCTCCTGTATGTCCGACTGGTCGAACGCGATCGCGCCCCGCGGCCCGTCGAAGCCAACCCGTAGCGCGATCGGCTTGTGATGCTCACCGTCGTTGGCCTTCCAGTGGTACAACCCCAGGTGCATCACATCCCCGTCTGGTTCGTCCTCAGCCCGCCGCACCTCGATGCCTGAGCGCATCGCGTTCCAGAAGAACGCCGAACCGAACGGCTTCACCTTGCCCTTGGTCTGAAGTGCCGACTCGCGGCTCACGTGGGCAATCACCAGCCTGGTCGCTGGGCTCATGTTGCGTAACGCGTTCATGGCTGCTCGAGCCGTCTCGTCCTCGGTGAGCGCACCCGTAGCTGCGAACCCAATCGAGTCAACGATTACCAGCGTGATGGTGTTCTTACTGATCTCTTCACGGATGCTCGGCAACTCGTCTGACAGCGAGCGGAAGCACTGGCGGTAGTGAATGGTCGGCGCCGCACAACGCTCGGCCTGAGCGATTCTGCGCAGCCTGAGCGCCACCGTGCGTGGGTTCGTCTCCCAGTCGAGGTACAACACGGCACCCTGACACGTTGGCCAGGCGTTCCATGGCAACGCCTGCTTGAGCGCTACCGAGTACGCAATCCTGAGCGCCATCAGGCTTTTCGCCGACTCGCCATCGCCATACAACACCGTCGTCTCACCCATCGGTATCAGCCCAGGAATCAGATACTCGACTTCATCGAGTTCCTCGACTGCCGCAAGGTCTACGGTTGGGGCTGGCGCGCGGTACTGCTTGGCCACCACCGCACATGCGTAGGTGACCATCTGATCCCAGTCGATCGCACCCACGGCCCCATTGGCCCGCTTCTCGAGCTTGTTGGCCGTCTCGGTCTGCGAGCGGGCCGACAGCAGGTTCAGGTGAACTGGCCCAGCCAGGCGCCCATTTGCCCCGGGCATGATGCTTTCGACAGTTAGCTCGGCACGAAGACCATCGCTTATGTCCTTGAGCCGCTCGAGCCCGAAGCCAATGCCAAGATCGGGCCACGTCAGGGTCCACGTGTCCCCATCACGGCGGACTTCGGGCCGCTCGGTCATACATCGAATACCCGTGCCGCCAACAGCGCTGGATTGGGCAACAAGGGCCGATCCTCGGGATGTGCCTGGTAGTGCTGGTCACGATCGCGTATCGCTTCGTTGAGCGTCTGGCGCACCGTGTGCTCGTCCTCGCCAATCTTGGCCGCCAGCTCACGCACGTAGCGCGCCCGAGCGACCGGCGGCTGTCTGAGCAGCACGTCGACCATGTCCTCGCACGCGTCGACCGCACCCTGCACCGTGCCCAGGTCATGCCGTTGCTCAAGGTGATGGATCATCCACAGCGGCGCCGGCTCAGCCTCAGCGATCATGCGTTCATATCGCGCGTCGCCGCCGTCAGAGTTCAGCAGTTGGTCAACGTCCTTGATGCCCGTGGGCAGCGTGGCGACTTTGATGATGGTCACCGGGCTGGACCGTAGTTAGAACTCTTCGGCCTTGAGCGCATCGATCATGCCCTTGACCTTCAACCCCTTCTCGATAATCTGGTCGAGGCCATCGCTGTCAGTAATCTCATACGTGTCATCGAGTTTGATGCCCATCTCGGTCGCGCGGTCATACAGCAACACGTAATGGTCTAGTGCGCCTGCGCGCGTCGGAGGCCGTTTCTTAGGCGACGGTTCTGGCTCAGACTCGCGCTGCTCGATAACCTCACCAGTGGTCTGATCGACGACGACAGTTCGGGCGTTTGGGATACTCTCAACCTCGCTTTCATCCGTCCAGCCCAAACCGCATAGACTGAGGGTCACGCGTCGCTTGGCCTTCGTCTCTGCCTTCATCAACGCATTCGCCAGGTTGTCGGCGACCAGACCCTTGACGTAGACCACGCCTAAAGCACTATCGATGCGGCCAACTCCATCCTTGGCATACGCCGTCACGACGTAGAGGTCGTCGAGCCGCTGGCGCTCGAGTTGGGTAATACTGACGCCGTGAATCTTGCGCAACTGGTCGGTGCAGTTCTTCAACGCGTACAGCGTCAGTTTGCCGTTCAGGTTGATGTAGTCAAACGGTTTTGTCAGTGGGTTGATGTTGAGCGATTCGCAAACCTTGTTGTAGTAAGTGACGCGCTCCTGGGGCTTCAGTTTGGCCAGGTCGCCCTCGATCAGGACGCGCTCCATGATTTGTGCGCCGTTGGTCGGCACGACTAATTCAGCGGTTGTCACGCGATTCTCTCCTTTGAGTTGTGGCAAAAACAAGTGCAACGCGGTAGGCCAGAACGGCCCTGACGACCCGCGTTACCACGGCACGCCCAATGCGAACCGTGTCGGCAATATGCGCTTCTAAGCGCCACTGGTACGCCCGTGTGTTCCTGGCGTCCCTTGACACAGTCCGGGTGCTGGCACGTGTCCGCGTCGTGCTCCGTCATGTCTGAGCCTTCGCTTCGAGACGCAGCCAGTACAGCGTCAGGGCTGTTGCCCAGTAGTGCCGGAGCGCGGATTGGCGGCGAATCCGCTGGCAGGACCAGCACCGCCGTACGTTGTCCGGCTCGTCCTTGTCGAGTGGCGCCGAGCAGCCGTTGCACACGCGCATCAGGCCGCGCTCTCCTGTGCATCAGCCTCAGCGATCGCTGACCCGCACCAGGGGCATGGCGTCCCACGGATCACTTCGACCTGTTCGACGCCGACAATGTGCTTATGGCCAGTGCTACATTCCAAAACAACTTGGCCGCTATAGACTGCCAATTTGGCATGACCGACTTGAACACCCCTATTCCGAAGCGTCTTCTCGCTGATCGGCAGCATTGGACGGAACACGACCTGCTTGGGTGCTGCTGGTCGACTATGTCGGCGCTTGTCCTCCCGCTCTATGTTGAGGTCGAGCGTGCAGGCTCGGCAGATGCGCTGGAACCCGGTGATGCGCATGTAGCAACCTGTTGTTGGACACTTCGGCATCACCGCTCCTCCAGCGGTTCACTGATCCTGAGTGAGCCCCAGAGCAATCCCTCTGAGGGCACTTCTGTCGGTCCGAAGTCGATTCCGACCATGCGCAGTCGGCCCAGGCCGTCCACGTACACCTCGACGACCTTGGCGTCATGTCGAGGTACGCGACACCAGTAGTAACCGCGTTTCGTTGGCTTCTCCGTTGTCCACCGTTGTCGAGGTCGCCAATCAATAACCGTCGATTCCACTTCCATGTCCAGCTCCGCGGCCTGTCGGCGAATCCGCGGCGGTCTCTGCCATTCGTCATCGGCTAGTTCGATGTCCGTCGACCAGCCCATAAACCTGCGCAGATTGATCACCGCGCACAACTCCACGCCGACGCTCGGCCATAACTGATCTCTTGCGCGAGATACCGGACACTTTGATACGGGCTGAACGGATCGTCGTAGCCGAGCGAAAAGAAGTGCAGAAGCCTGCCACGCGGATGGAGCTGGACCGGCCCGAGTTCGCCCTGGCGCCCAACGCTGTAGGGGTCGTAGGTGCCGCCGGTTTCACAACGCACAATGCGCAGCAGGAACGCACGCGAGACGCCCTGCTCGACGCTGTACTGGTCGATGGCGTCGAGGGTGTCCTGCGCCGTGTAGCCTTCCTGCGCGTGCGCTGGGCGTGCCCACAGCAACGCCAGCAGGAACGCTGTGACGAGGAGCAGGGCTTTCATGCGGCCTGATCCTCGAGGACTGCGCCCCACTGGTCGGCCATCGCGGCAGCAACCAGGGGGAACGTGCGCGCGCGGTAGCCCCATACGCCGGCGCCAACCGGTGTTCGATTGCACCCACGGCGTGGCGCCGGGGTGGACCGTAGTCGCCATGAGTGGCGGTACGCCGCGGAACCATAGCCACGTTCGCTTTGTGAACCGTTCTCCGAAGTACCAGGGCTCGATCACTTGGTCGGGCGGGCGCCACCACGGCTTGAGTAGTCCGATGGGGTTCTCGATCACCACGCGCGGTACCGGCGCGTTCCACAGTGCCAACACGAAGCCCAAGGCTTCGCGTGCCTTCTCCATGCGCTCAGGCGTTCGCCAGCGCGCTCCAGCGCGGCTCAAGTACGTACAGGGCGGGTGAGCGATCATCAGATCCCAACCTTGATCGAGCACCTCGAGCACATCGCCCTGGATGTGGTATTGCGGGTCGCCCTCGGTGGGCAGGAGATCGCACGACCATGCGTCATGCCCGCGTGCCCGGAAGGGATCTCTGACGACACTACTGAACTCGCAGGCCACCAAAATCCTCACGCCAGCGCCCTCAGCGTGATCTCGGTCCGCGGCGTATCGCTGTAGTGGTGCAGTCGCACATGCGCGTCCTGCACCAGCGAGTCGTCCTCGTAGGCGATGCCGTTGAGCGCGTCACTGACGAGCTTTCCGAAATTGTCCCAGTCGCCTCTGCCCTTCCCCTTGATGTAGCAGTCAATCTCGAGCGCGCAATCTACGCTCAGCGGACGCAGATGTGGGTACGTCTTCTTCAGGTAGCCGATGACCCGCACCTCAGCCTCAGCCGTTCTGTACGGCGTGTACGTGTGCCCATGTGGCGCCAGCCGCGGCCTGCCCTTGGGTACGGGCTGGCCAGGGACAACAAAGGCAATGGCGGAAGTCACTGGAGGCGTAAACCTTCCCGCTGCGACACGGTCATTCCGGGGATCACTTCGCCCGTGGCCTTGAAGTGCGCTATCGCGTCCCGGACCTTGATGTGTGTTTCGGTCCGAATCTCGACGAACTCGGGCGGGACCGCTGCCTCGTCGTAGATTTCCGCGCTTGGCGGATTCAATTGGCGCCGGACCGAGAACTGCTGCGTTTCGATGCGCTGCTGACCAGTCCTCTGCATGTGCTCGAGGAGGCGTTCCTTGAGCCGCTGCACGGCGTGCTCCGGCACTTTGGCCCGATCGGCCATGCGTTTCGCCGCCGCCTTCCTGCCCTCAGCTAGCCACTTCAGCGACTCGATCACGGCGAGGTACGCCTCAACCTTGTCCTGCACGAGCAGTTCGGTCAGGTCGATCTCGGCCAGCACGCGTGCCTGCTCTTCGGGCGTCTCCGCGCTATCGAGCGCCGACATCAGCGCTTCCGAGTACGAGTCGAGGTCGTACAGGGTGCTGGCGTGTCTCGCCACGTCCATGAAGGCGCGCGAGGCGTTGTCGAGGGCGGTCACTGCTCCAACTCCTTGGCCATGGCGCACCACGACCACACGACCAGGCCAAACAGCAGGTAGACGGCGATGGCGGCTGGGGTGGTGGTCCCTTCGGCCTTAGCGATGGCCTTGCGAATAAGCGCAACGGGACGCATCGCTTCAGGCGGGTGTTCTGCTACCAGCACTTCGAAGTACTCCAATGTCGCCCTGAGCGCCTCGTACATCTCCGGTGCGGCCGCGATCAGGGAGGCGTCGGCTTCAGTCGTCCAAACGTCGGCTATCCACGTTGGCTCATCCGTTGCAGCCCACACCTGCCACGTGTCGGCGGTCGGTCCGCTGTCTACTCGCCACGGTCCAGGGGTCCACCTAGGCTGCGAGGACATCGGACTTCCTTTCGTTGCAGTCAGCGCAGGCGAGGACGATGTTGGTTGCGGTGTGCTGACCTCCGCGTGCTCGCGGTACCCGATGGTCGAAGCCACGCGGATCGTGAGGATTCAGGCGGACGCACCTCACCAGTGCATTGCAGTAGTGGCAACGGCCCTGTGCCGCATGGAGAATCGCGGCTAGTTGTTCGCGAGTAACGTCACCACTAGCTAGCCATTCGATCCTGCGTCGCCATGCCATCTGGGTTGTTTGCGGGTTCCGTGCACGGCGTTCGCGCTTGTGACGCACCATGCGGGCACGCCCGGCTGGCGTCTTTTCCATGCGTCTCTTCAAGTTGCGAGCGGCGTCAGGATTCTCCGCTCGCCATTTGCGCGTTGCTAAGGCTGCACATGGCAAACAACGAGCCTTGCCATTGACCTGGCCCGACCAGCCGCAGCGCTGGCAGACGTAGGAGATCGGCCCCGGTGTATGCCCGCTCATAGAGCCCACGACCACGGGCCTCGGCTCCCGACGCAGTGCTCACGCACCGGCCGAACGCCGTAGTAGTTCGTATCCGCTACCGGCGCGTCTGGTTCGAACTCTCCTTCCGCAATCTTCTCGACGATGGTCAGGTCGTCACGGGCCTGCTGGAGTTGTCGGCGTGCGATGTCGTAGCGGATCTGCGCCAGCGTGAGCGTGGACTGCCAGTACGGCATCTCGTCCTGGGCCTGCTGCGGCGTGCTGGGCAAAGAGGGCTTCTCTGCGAGGCTCATGGCTCGGAGTCCTCAGAGTCCTGCTCTGGTTCGCCCACAGTGGGCGTCGGAAGGCTCGGTACATCGGGGAGGGTGAGTTCTGCGCCTTCGTAAATGCGCCCCCAGCCTTGTGGAATGTGAACAGTGATCAGATAAGCGACTTCGTCCCACTGAAGAGCAGGGCGCCGCCGATTGACCCGACAATCACCCCGGCCGTTCACGATGAGATAGACGCTGACGCTCTTGCTGATCACGGCTCGCGTCCTTCGCTGCATGCCCGGCACAACTTCCATGCGATCGGGCAGGTGATCCGCATGTGGTCATCCATCAACTGGCGGTTCGTGCGCGGCTTCCAGCATTTGCCCAGGTCGAGCGAGCCGAACTGCTCCTCGTGGCCGCAGATGAACCGCAATCGGATCAACTGCATCTTGTTTCCCGCGCTGTCGAAGTGCGGGTACTTGTTCACCAGCACCGCTGGCTTCGCTAGAATGTTCGTGCTCGATTGGCTCATCGAAGGTGTGCCTTTCGGGGAGAGCCGTTCCGTTCACGCGGGGCGGCTTCTCTATGTGGCCCGTCAACACGGCGGGCGAGCGGTCGCCTTTATCTAGGCGGCGGCTTCGTCGTTCAGCGTAGTGATCGCGTCGTTTCTTTTACGGGAATCGACGGGCACGAACAGACGCTCGAACGGCAGATCGGGGAAAGCGGCCATGATGGCGTGGATGGTCTTGCCGCTGATGGTGTCGTACTCGCCCGTTTCCAGGTTGTGGATGGTGCTTCGACTGAGGCCGGTCCGCCGCGCGAGCTCTCCTCTCGACCAGCCTCGTGCGAACGCCGCTTCAACAGCGGTGCTCCTCATTGGCATGAGCCGCATTCTACTCACCTTTTTCAGAGTAGTGCAATCGGATCAGATCATCTTCGTGTTGCCATCCGCGCTCGCACTCGTCGAGCAGGACATCGTTGAAGTCAGCGCGGTTCTGCCACCCGAGTTGGCGAGCCAGATTGATGTTCGCGGCTTTGATATCGAGGCCACGTAGGCGCGCACTGCGGCCAATGGTCCATGCGCGCTTCAACTCAGTCCCACGTGCTCCCGTCGATCGTGTCATGCTGCGTCTCCTCGCTTCATCGGGTCTGGGTGGTGCTGCTGCGAGCAGTACGCGATGCCGTTGTGCTGTGCTTTTGGCGGGTTCGGGCACTTCCAGCAGTGCGTCGAGCCGAACAGGTGCCTGCGCGCCTCGGCCCTGGATGCTGAGCGGGTGTACTTTCCCATATCCTCTACTCTACACTACCTGCGCAGAATTATGCAAGCCATAACCTAGCCGAATCCACACATCTTGCATAATTCTGCGCATAGGTCTAGGATTGGGCACAATGAGCGCGCTCCAACACTTCTTCGATGCCGAACGCTTGAGACGCGGCTGGTCTGTGCGTGAGGCCGCCGACCGATCCCAGATCAGCTTATCCAAGGCGTACGCCATCATTCGCGGCGACGACAACGTTGAGTTCGAGACGTTCGAGAGCATCGCCGCCGCCTTTGGCATGACCCCGGCCGAGCTGGCCACCGCGATCGGCAAGGGCAACCATGGCGACGACCCCGATGAAGTGCGCATGATCGCTGCCTATCGCCTGGTGCCCACCGAGAAACGCTTGACCGCGCTCGACATCCTACAAGCGCTCACGCGTGTTAAGCCCCGTCCGGGCGATCCTGCTAAGCCACGCCGCGGCCGTCCTAATACCCACTCCAGCAGGCCCACATCGGACGACGACGACGCTTTAGCGCGGTGTTACAACCCGGTCAGCCAGGGCCTAATGCGGTCTGTGTCGGCGGCGTGATTGTAAACAGCCGCTAATCTCTCGTTGCTCAATCGTGACTGCCTGAGTTCTAGTCAACGACCGTTCGTCTAGTGAACAATCTTCCCCCTGCCCGACCTGCACGTAGGGCACGGCGATCGCACAAAGGGGGAAGCCTTGTGCTACTGGGGAACGCGGTCGAGTGTTTCGTGCTCCTGGCGACGTCGGAGCGGCGCCTATCAACGGCCACGCTCAGGGTGTACGAAGCGGCATTGGAAAAGGTTCAAGCGTACGCGGAAGCGCAACACCGGCCGAAACTCGAACACCTGACGCCGAACCTGCTAAGACAGGCCGCGGCGTCCGAGATGACCACGGCCGCACACGGCGCGTTGTGGAAGGGTGGCGAGGTCATGGCGGCACTCATGGTGACGGCCACGCGCACGATGGTGCGTCGACTGCACGAGGAGTTTCCTGATCTGCCGCTGCCCGACCTGAACGGGGTGAGAGCGCCACGCGTGCCGCATCGCATCCAGCCGCGCTTGCAGGATGACGAGTACGTGCGACTAGAAGCAGCCTTGAAGATGCGACTCTTGCGCGATCGTGTACCCCGGTTCCTGATCGCGCGCGACATGGCCATCCTGACAGTCTTGGGGAATACAGGGTTGCGAGCTGCCGAGTGCTGCGGCCTGGACGTAGACGACATCGATCTGCGGGAAGGATTGATACAGGTACGCCGCGGCAAGGGCAGCAAGGCACGTGTGCTGACGGTCCGCGATCCCGAGTCGGACGCACGAGGAGGCGGCGAGGTGGTCAACGCGTTGACGGACTACCTGCGCTGGCGCGAGCGAACCTTTGCGTTCGTGCCGACGAGTGCTTTGTGGCTGACCATCAAGGGCAACCGGCTCAGGCCCGAAGGGCTACGCTCGGCGTTGCATACATTATGCGACGAGGCAGGCATTGACGGGAACCGACCACCGCATGCGTTTCGACGCGCGTACTTCACCGAGCAGTACCGCGATCAGCCGAACTCGTTGCCCGTGCTGGTCGAGCGTATGGGCTGGGCAACGGGCGAGATGGCCAAGGTGTATACGCGTGGTGTCGACCTCGAGCTCGCGCGCCGGGTTCCGTTGCCATTGGCTACGCGCAAGTGGCGCACGGCTGGCAAGGAACCGAAGGTAACTCCATTCCCGAAGCGGGCACACAGTTAAAGGTTAAGGGCCTGCTGTACCAGGCTCAGGTTCCATCAGGTCGGCCGGGTCGCAGT